ATAATAAACATACTTACGCAGGATATAAACCATTCTACAGAACAATAAATGCGTCACCTGTAGGACCAAACGAATTTAACGGAATATAAAATGGGGTTACCTAAAAAAATAAAAAAAGACATTAGTCTTATCCCTAAAAAAGAAGGATTGTCTCGTAGGATAGAAATGCTTGATATGATTAACGAGCATGGAACATATCTACCAAAATCTATATTACACGAAGATTTGGATAGAGGGTTTTTAGATTTTGTTAAAAATGATTTAGAGATTAGTACTGATGGTGTTAAAGTACCAATTATTGACATTATCATGACAACTCAAAACTGGTCAAATTACGCAAAAACTTGGTCATTTCAAAATTTAGATAAAAATCCTGAACCTCCTTTTGTGACAACAATTAGAAATCCTGAAGTTAAATACGGTTCATTACCATCATTAATGTGGACTATTCCAAATAGAAAACAATATTTTTACGCAGCAGTACCAACGTGGGATGGTGAAAGAAAAGGGTACGATGTTTATACAATACCACAACCAGTACCTGTTGATATTACATACTCAGTAAAAATAGTTTGTAATAGAATGAGAGAGTTAAATAAGTTTAATAAAAAAGTAATAGAAAAATTTTCATCTCGTCAAGCTTACACAAATGTTAAAGGTCATTACATTCCAATAGTTATGAATGAAATTTCTGATGAATCAGTAATGGACGTTGAAAAAAGAAGATATTATATCCAAAGTTACGGGTTTACATTAATGGGGTTTTTAATTGATGAAGATGAATTTGAAGTTAAACCTGCAATTAATAGAGTATTACAATTAATTGAAACAGATACAAAAAAAGTGAAATCTAAAAAAATTAAAAATGAAACCGCTCCATCTTCAAGTTTAACTTTAAATTTTGAAGGTGCGACCACAACGATTACACAAGAATTTAAATATACCGCCAACTTAACTGTTGAGTCTAAGGTTAATATTACAAATTATTATATATACATTAATGGTCTTTTTTATGGGTCCAATTCATCAACCATTCAAATTAATAATGGTGATACTTTACAAATTGATATACAAAAAGTCACCTCGGAATTGGATTCTAAAATGTCATTAGGTATTGAGTTAATTTAATTACTCTCCGTAAATATCATTTTTATTTGTACAATTTTTTTTAATTAACATTTCTATAAATTTATTTATTTTAAGACCGTGCTTATCGCAATGTTTTTTTAGTAAATCGTGATGATATTCCGATATTTTTAAATTTTTAAATTTCATAGGATAAAAAAGTAGAAAAAAATCATACCAAAATATAAATAGATTAAGATATGTAAAGTTTTTTGAAAAACCTGAAAGTATTTATAGAAAAATAAATTATAAAAAAACTTACATTAAATGGCTAAATCAAACACAGTTTTCGTTTCTCCAGGTGTGTATACATCTGAAAGAGATTTGAGTTTTGTGTCTCAAAATGTGGGTGTAACTACTTTAGGTATTGTTGGTGAAACTATTAAGGGACCGGCATTTGAACCTATATTTGTCACTAACTATGACGAATTCCAACTTTACTTTGGAGGTACTTCACCTGAAAAATTCATAAACACTCAAATACCTAAGTATGAGGCGGCGTATATCGCCAAATCTTACCTACAACAATCTAATCAACTTTTTGTAACTCGTGTATTAGGGTTATCCGGTTATGACGCTGGACCATCATGGTCTATCAGTACTGTTGCAAATGTTGATTGTGATACAATAATATTCACAGGGTCAACAAACTATTTACTTACATTTACAGGTACATCCGCATCAACATCGTCAATAACATTTGGTTCGGTTCCAACTGCTTTAAATCCGAATATTTTCTCATTACCATACACTACATTTAATGGTGGGACATCATCAATTTCTGATGATATGAAATCATTGGTATTGAATATTATGAGGTCACAAGCAACTTCTGCATACACAGGTAGTATGTGGGGAACAATTCCGGCAAGTGCTTATACGTCGTATTCATCAGTTTACTCAGCAATTACAAATGAATACGGAGTTACCAGTTTATCGGCAATTACGTGTGATTCAAAAAACGACCCATGGTTTTATTCCACATTTGGTTTAATGTATGGTGATTCATATTCAGGAATTTCATTTAATGCATCGGTAACATCATTATCGGGTACTGCTTATGGAAACGCGGGTTCTTTTTCAGGATGTGTATCAGGTACTGTATTCTCATATTCAGGAACAGCATTTTCTGATTACAATGATATTGTTGTCGCAACTTTACGTTCTAGAGGTTTAGCTGATTACTCAAGTGATAACGGACCTGTTTATCAAGTTTCCGCAACAACTGCGTTGACTATGGTGTGTTCGGGGTCTTATTCAGGAGTAACTAAGAATCCTTTATCAACATTCTTATTATCAGGAAATACTATAGATAATACTAATTTCACATATGAAGTTAATTTATTAGAAACTAGTCCTAATTTCATTTCTAAAGTTCTTGGTGTATCTAATTTTAGTAAACCTAGAACAACGTTCCCTCTATTTGTTGAAGAAGCGTACACTACTTTAATTAATTACGCATACAATAAAGGATATATTAGAGGTCTGAATTGTGGTTTAGACACATCTGCTAAAGCTAGAGATTTGACTACAGATTCTTTAGGATGGTACCTTGAACAATATCAAAGTGCCGAGTCTCCATGGGTTGTGTCAGAATTGAGAGGTAATAAAATTTATGAATTATTTAAATTTTTCACTATTTCAGATGGTAATAATTCTAATACACAAGTTAAAATTACAGTTGCAAATATATCATTCACAAATGGTACTTTTGATGTAATTGTTAGAGATTTTTACGATACTGATAGTAACCCTGTTGTTGTTGAGAAATTCTCAAATTGTAGCATGGACCCTAACTTGAATAACTATGTTGCTAAGAAAATTGGTACCTCAGATGGTGAATACCAATTAAATTCTAAATATGTTATGCTTGAAGTTAATGTTGATGCACCAATAGACGCGTTACCATGTGGATTTGAAGGATATATTAACAGAGAGTATCCTTCATCAAATTCGGCTTTCCCAATATATAAGACAAAATATTATATTCCTGGTGAAACAATATATGACCCTCCTTTCGGTAATTCTGCTGGTGTTAATAACGACACTCAAAGTTCAGGAGACAACGTTAGAAGAAGTTATTTAGGTTTCTCAAGTCAATTTGGTATTGATGAATCTTTATTAATTTATAAAGGTAAACAAAATCCTGTAAGTGATTTCTGTGACGCAGTAACTGGTTCTGATTGGGCATATTTGTCAAGAGGATTCCATATGGATAGTGGGGCTACAGTTGTTACAATAGGTCAATTAAGTCCTAATTATAATGGTTTAACAACTTCAGGAAACCAAGCGTTTGATTGTGGGGTTGCGTCATTTAATACTGAACCAACTTCTGAAACTAATCCTTACTATAGATTATATTCTCGTAAATTCACTTTAGCATTACAAGGTGGTTTTGACGGATGGGATATCTACACTGAAAGAAGAACTAATTCTGACAGATTTGTGTTAGGTAGAAGTGGATACTTGGCAGGTGCTTGTGTATCGACATCATATCCTTTAGCAACAGGTACAGGTATGTTTAAACAAATTACTGTAGGTGACAATAGTGTTGATTGGGCAAATACTGACTATTATGCATATTTGTTAGGTCAAAAAACTTTCTCAAACCCTGAAGCGGTTAATATTAACGTATTTGTTACTCCTGGTATTGATATTGATAATAATAGTAATTTAGTTGAGGCGTCTATTGATATGATTGAAAACGACAGAGCGGATTCAATCTATATTACGACAATCCCTGATTTTAATTTATTACAACCATCAACTTCAGTTGATAATTTATATTACCCACAAGAGGTTGTAGATATTTTAGAAACTGCGGGTATTGACTCAAACTATACCGCAACTTACTATCCTTGGGTGTTGACTCGTGATACAGTTAATAATACCCAAATTTACTTACCTGCAACTGCTGAAGTAACAAGAAACTTGGCATTAACTGATAACATTGCGTTCCCATGGTTCGCAGCCGCTGGTTACACAAGAGGACTAGTAAACGCAATCAAGGCTCGTAAAAAGTTAACTCAAGAAGATAGAGACACATTGTACAAGGGTAGAATTAATCCTATCGCAACATTCAATGATGTCGGAACAGTTATTTGGGGTAATAAAACACTTCAAATTAGAGAGTCAGCATTAGATAGAATTAACGTTAGAAGATTGTTGTTACAAGCACGTAAGTTGATTTCGGCAGTGGCTGTAAGATTATTGTTTGAACAAAACGACGCGGTAGTTAGACAACAATTCTTAGATGCGGTTAATCCAATCTTAGATTCTATTCGTAGAGACAGAGGTTTATATGACTTCAGAGTTACAGTTCAAAACACTCCTGAAGATTTAGATAGAAACCAAATGATAGGTAAGATTTACATCAAACCAACTAAAGCTCTTGAATTTATTGATATTGAGTTCTTAATTACTCCAACTGGAGCTTCTTTTGAGAACATCTAATATTAAACAATAATTATAAAAACCCCCTTATTGGGGGTTTTTTATTTTAAACAATATTTATATAATATGAAAAGAATTTTTGAAGGTTTCACAGAAGAGGGTACTCCTGATTTAAAATATTATGCATTTGATTGGGATGATAATATAATGTATATGCCAACTAAAATTATCTTAAAAGAAAAAAATGGTAAAGAGGTTGGTATGGGTACACATGATTTTGCAAAATACCGTACATTAATTGGAAAAGAAGAGTTTGAATATAATGGCAATACTATTGTAGGATTTTCAGATGACCCGTTTAGATATTTTGGAGAAAAAGGTGATGAAGAATTTTTGATTGGTTGTTTGATGGCGAAAAAAGGTCCTGCTTGGAGTGATTTTGTAGAAGCAATAAATGGTGGGTCAATTTTTTCAATAATTACTGCAAGAGGTCATCACCCAAATACATTAAAAAGAGCGGTAAAACAATTAATTGACGGTGAAATCGACGGTATTTCTAAACAAGAAATTGTTAAAAATTTAAAAAAATATAGAGATAAAGTTAAAGGACTCCCAACTGAAAAATTAGATGATAATACACTTATAAATTTATATTTAGAAATGTGTCAATTTTATCCTGTTACACATGGTGAAGGAAGTGCGACAAATCCTGAAGACGGTAAAGTTAAAGCTATGAGAAAATTTATATCATATGTCAGACAACAGGCGAAACTTTTACAAAAAGACGTAGAAATGATTGACGATGTATCTAATTCGTTTGTACCACAAATAGGTTTTTCAGATGATGATGAAAGAAATTTACAGGCTATGATTAATAAATTATCTGATGACGAAGAAAAATCTTTAAAAATGTATACTACTAAGACTGGTGAAAAAAAGAAGTTTCAAGGAAGCAATACTGAAGACTAGTACAAATATTTCTAAAAAAAAATAAAAGTAAATAGATTTTTCTTTTGTGATATATTTATAAGAGAATAAAACAGAAAAAAAACAAAAAGAAACTATGGCTGATTTGCTGATGAAAATGCCGATTCCTTACGAACCGAAAAGGCAGAATAGATTTATATTAAGATTTGATTCTTCTTTAGGAATCAATGAATGGTTTGTAGAATCTACAAGTAGACCACACATCACAATCGGTGCTACGGAGATTCAATTCTTAAACACTTCTACATTCGTAGCTGGTAGATTTAACTGGCAGACAATTAACGTTACGTTCCGTGACCCAATTGGACCTTCAGCTGCTCAGGCTCTTATGGAGTGGGTTCGTTTACATGCTGAATCTGTAACAGGACGTATGGGTTACGCTGCGGGTTATAAGAAAAACATTGATTTAGAAATGTTAGACCCGACAGGTGTTGTTGTTGAAAAATGGTTGTTACAAGATACGTTCTTAACTGACGTTAACTTTAACCAATTATCTTACTCACAAGATGGATTGGCAACTATCACGGCAACTTTAAGACCTGATAGATGTATCTTAGTTTACTAATATAAAAAAATATTTTTTAAAAACCTCACATATGTGGGGTTTTTTGTTTACTATGAAATAATGTTAGATTATTTTAATTAATAAAACACAAACAAATATGGACTCAAGAGAAGCCGGACAAATGAATTTTAATTTACCACACGATATAGTGACACTACCAAGTGGGGGTAAATTTTATAAAAATAAAAAGAAAAGTGTTAAAGTTGGATTTTTAACTGCTTCAGATGAAAATCATTTAGTTAATATTAAAAAAGCTGATTCACAATCTATCATAAATGCAATTGTTAGAAACAAACTTTATGAACCTGATATGAAACCAGAACAGATGTTAGATGGGGATATTGAAGCGGTTTTGGTATTTCTTAGAAATACTTCATTTGGTCCTAATTATAGTATACCTGCAATTGACCCTGCAACTGGAGAGTCATTTATTGCAAATATAGACCTATCTGAGTTAGATATTAAAAAAACTAAAGAAGAACCTGATGGTGAGGGTTTGTTTGTTACAACATTACCTAAAAGTAATGTATCCGTTAAATTAAAACTTTTAACGTTTGGTGAAGACTTAGAAATTGAAAGACAACTAGAAGGTTACCCACAAGGACTTACTCCACCAAGAATTACAAAAAGACTATTAGAACAGATTGTTGAATTAAATGGTACGAGAGATAAAGGTGAAATATCCAAGTCAATTGAAAAAATGCCAATTACTGACTCAAAATATATTCGTAATTTTTTGAGTGAAAACGAGCCAAGATACGATTTAACAAAAGAAGTTATCGCCCCGTCCGGAAAAAAGGTATCCTTGAGGATAGCCTTTGGGGTGGAGTTTTTTCGGCCTTTCTTCTGATTACTACGAAGTACAAATGAATGAGTTTCTTTTATTATCAATGAAACTCAATATGTCCTACGAAGATTTCTTACTTATACCGGTATTCCAAAGAAGGTATTTAATTAATAAATTAGTTGAAATGAATACTCCTAAGGAATAAAAATTTTTTTTTAGTTATTTATATGTATGGGATTTTTAGAAGATTTAGGTTCGGGTCTTAAAGATGTATTAGATGCATTTGTTGGCTCATTAGGTAGCTCTCTTAAAGAAAGTATAAGTACTGATGTTATATTAGACAACTTAGATAGAGTTGACGTAGGTATGACTCAGATTATCGGAGGGATGGGCGCTGGTCGAGAATTATCCCATTTAATAAAGTCAAATATTGCCGGTGCGTACACCAACGTCAAACTTTTAGGTGGTGATTTAGAAAACATTGTACAACAACAACAAAATCTAAATGACAGTACTGGTAGACAATTAATATTACAAAGAGAATATCACGACGATTTATTTGCGACAACTAAAGTAACTGAACAATCCGCTCACGAATTGATTACAGCATTTGATAATGCTGGTAAGTCAGTTTATGACATTAAAAATACAATGGAAGGTGTTGTAAATCAGTCAAGGTCATTAGGATTAAATGCTACCGAAGTATCAACACGAATGGTTGCTAATCTTGAAAAGATGAACATGTACGGATTTGAAAGAGGTGTTGAAGGTTTGAGTAGGATGGCCGCCAAATCCGCAATGTTTAAACTTGACATGAGTTCAACATTTAATTTAGCGGATAAATTGATAAGTCCTGAACAAGCTGTTGAGTTTTCTGCAAGATTACAATCTTTAGGTATACAAAGTGAACTTATTGACCCATTTAGAGCTATGGATTTAGCGACGAATGATATGGAAGAGTTACAAAACCAAATGATTGAGTTAGGTAAGGGAATGACTTACTATAACGAACAAACAGGTAAAGTAGAAATATTCAAAGAAAAAAGAGGGGTTATTAAAGAGTTAGCTGCCGCAGCTGGAATGACTTCTACAGAATTTAGTCGAATGATAGTTCAGAGTGAAACTTTGAACAGGAAAATGGCGGAAATTAAAATGCCTAATTTAAATATTACTGAAGACCAAAAAACTATGATTGCTAATTTAGCGGCAATGAAGGACGGTCCACAAGGTAAGGGATATTATGTACAAATAGAAAAAGACGATGGTACGACTACGGAAAAACTTGTATCTTCACTGGATGAAAAAGACATACTAAAATTAGCCGACCAAGTTGCAAATCCAAAAACTATGGAAGAATTGGCTCAAGACCAAGTAGATTTCTTGTCAAGAATGGCAAATAGTTTAGACGCCATTAAAAACGGACCAAGTATGGGTATTGCAGGTTCTAAATTAGGTGAAGGTGTGGTTGATTTAACAATTGCCGCAGACGCTTTAGTTTATAAACCTTTGGCTAAAGCAATGGATTCAGGTAAAATTGCTGACATTATTGATAAATCAGGTGACGATTTAAAAAAAATATATGAAAGTATAACTACTTCAGCGAGCGGATTTGATGGTACTCTTGCAGGATTTAAATCGTTACTAAACACAGGTCTTGATGGTATTACTGACGCAACACTTGATGCCGCACTTGAATTCCAAAACAATTTAAAACAAGTTAAAAGATTAGGTACTTTTGCAAATTATGGGGAGGTTTTAGATAAGGCGAATGTTAATGAATATAAAGTTGGTGAAGTTAATGACGGGTTTGTATATGGTCAGGGAAATAATAAACAAATAGTGCAAACACATCCTGATGATAATGCGTTTTTTGCTCAAAGACAAGGTATGGTCGCTGCGATGGGGGGTATGGACATTCTTCAAAAAGTTAAAGAAACTATTATAAGTGCTAACGCGCCTACAAACAACAATAACAATTATTTTGAACAATTCCAAAATATGGCGATGAACCAAAATAATACTAAAGAAGTTAACCATAAAATGGACCCTATAAAACATGAGGGTGAATTAAAATTTTCTATTGACATAAACGCACCTGCTGGTGTAGATACAAGAGCGTTAAATGAAATATTTAAAAATAATAGAGGTTTTATGGAAAATTTAGTTGTTCAATTTAATAAACAAATGGCTAACAATTATTTCACAAACGCACCTACTGATGTTAATAGAACTTATATTAATGCGGGATAAAATTTCTTTTCAATCTATTTATTAAAAAAATAGATATAAATGCCAGAAGTACCATTATCATATTTAAGTACTCAAACTTTAAGGGATTCATTACTGTCAAGAAACTTACAACCCTATGCGGTTCAAGGTAATTTTAATCCAAACGTACAAAATCAAACCCCTGAATACATTCAGTCAAACTCAAGTGTGGTTGATTCACCGTCAATAACAACAAATATTGACTCCCCAATGTATCAGTCAAGATTGTTAGGTGCGTTAAATGAATATGGACCTGTAAACACCCAAGATGGTGCCGAATTAATTAGTACTTTACAAACATACAATGTTACTCAAACTACAGATGACCAAGGTAACCCTATTAGCGTAATTGGTAATTTTAATGAATATGATTTAAGTGACGAAAAATTACCATCAATAACTTCTGATTTTTATAGATTATCAGTTGGGGTTAATAAATTTAAAAGTACGGGAGATGGGTTATTATATTTTGTAACTACGGTTATTTTACCATCTTTAGGTCAACCTTACTATACCAATATTGTTGGAGGAGTTTCTTCATATTCTTTATATTCAATTTTAACTGAAGATAATCCTACAGGTAGTATTGGACCAATGTCTAATGATACCGTATTGGTTAAGATAGGTGCTCAAAAATTAAAAGATTATTTTACAGAAAGAATAAGTAGAGAAATGTCTGATTCTTTAAATCCAATTAATCAAGATGCGTTAAATAATCCTTTTGCGTTATTGACGGGTGTTGAACCATTGATTGACAGAGATTATCGAATAACAGTTGGACCATTAAGAATAATTTCGACCTTAGAAAGAATCTCAGGTACATATTTTCCGGCATCAATAATACCTGGGAATTATTTAACTAACCCTGATAGTCAACAAGCTTTTTTTGGACAATTAGTAAATGCGTTTAATCAAACTGGACTTGGAAAAATTGCTGCAAAATTATTTAGAACAAATCAAGACACTCCTTCTGAGTTATTTTTAGAAAGTACAGGTGGTGCTCAAAAATCTTTTTTATTTAAAAATTTAGATTATAACACATACAAACCTTATTATAAAAGACCTATTTTAAGTAGAATATTAGATGCTATAAATCCTTTTGATAATGAGTCAAGTGTTGGATACTATTACGTTGGTTCTAAAGATGTTAATGTAAGTACCTTAACATCACCATCAGGGGAATTACCTGAAGATGCTCAAGGTAACGAATTATCTGCTATTGTTTACGGTCAAGATATTGTCTCTGAAACTTTTGAAGGTAAAAGAATATCAAGTATTAATTTTGGATTAAAAGGTAAATCAACCTATGACTCAACTGCAAATGTTGACGGAGGATTTTTATGGTCATCAACAAAATCACTAAAAGATGCCGGTAAAAGAGCGGGATTATCAGGAGGAACTAGAACTGAAGACCCTGAGTATAGAATTATTGAAAATGTTATCCAGGGACACGCGTCTCAGAATTTATTAGTATCAACAAATTCTGATTTTGTTAGAGACAATAGTCTTTTAGTTAAGACACAACAATTAATTGATTCTGCGGATAAAGTTGAGGGTGAAAGAAGACTTAAACATGCGGGTAACGCTATGAACCAAATAAGTAAAGTATTTCACGATGGTTATAAAATTATGACAAAAGGTTCTCAAGTGATGACATATACAGATTCTAATATTAATCCAATTGGTATTGAATACTGTAGAGTTTTTACTAAAGATACACCATATTATACATTTAATGATTTACAGAAAACCACTTCAAGAATTGACGGTTCGGAAATTAATGGTAATATAAGGAAATCAACGTACTCAGTTTTAGATTCAACGTTTAATTTAAATATTGCACCATGGAGAGGGGATAGTGCGACAAATATAGTTAATCCAGGACGTGATAACGCTTATGTGAAAAAATATATGTTCTCAATTGAAAATTTGGCATGGGCGGGTTCAAAAAGAAAGGGATTTACTTATAATGATTTACCTGTGTGTGAAAGAGGTCCAAATGGGGGTAGAGTTATGTGGTTCCCACCATACGGATTAACTTTTACTGATTCATCTACTGCAAATTTCCATTCAAACAGTTTTTTAGGTAGACCCGAACCAATATATACTTATAAAGACACATCAAGAAGTGGAACTTTGACTTGGAAAATAATTGTTGACCATCCATCAATAACTAATCTTTTAGTTGATAAAGTATATAAAAGTTTAGACGATAAGGTGTTAAATAAAGTAATGGATTCATTTTTTTCAGGATGTAAAAAATATGATTTATACGATTTAGCAAGTAGTTATAACTTTTTCCCAATAGATTTCTTTTTTGAGGTACAGACTGTTTTAGAAGGAGGGGGTGTTGAAGTTCACGAAATAGAACGAATTGTACAAGAACAAATACCAACAGTTGTACCAAATCCTATTCCACCACCAGGACCCGCATTTGATAGTTCTAAATACGAAGGTAAATATGGTTTTTATTATGAAAATGATTATCCTGACCCTGAAACTACTCAAACAACAACTACGACTAATTATCAAAATTTATATGACACATATATACAACAAAAAGATTTATATCTTGGATATGCTAATGAAGACAAGAGAGAAGGTGTAGAAAAAATGTTTAGTGTTATTGAATGGAATTGGACTAAAGTTAAGGAAATGATGACTGAACTTTATCAGGATATGACTGATGGAAAAATTACACAATGTATCATATATCTTGACGGAACAACATCGGCTTCTGCAAGTGTGTCGTATAATAAAAAATTGGCGGAAAGAAGGGTTAGTAATGTGAAAAATATGTTTAGTACTTTTTCATTTGATGGTACTAATACATTCGCTCAATTAATAAACGACAATAAATTGTTAATTGAAACAAAAGCTTTGGGAGAAGTTGCGACAGTTAATGTTGTAGGACCTGATTATAACTCTACGTTTGTTTGTAATGATGTTACGTTACAACAACCACCAACAGACAGTTGGTACTCTGCAAACGCTATGGGATGTAGAAGAGTAGGTATTAGAGAAATAAAAGTAACTCCGGCTGAAAATGTACCTCAACCTGATAACGGAGAACAAGTTATTTTGGTACCAACTGAAATTCCTGTAACTGACAGAGTTGAGATAAAAATTCCTCAAACAAGTCGAACTACACAAAAACCATATGATAAAATTGCAAAAAAATTCATAAGATATCTTTTGAGTGAATGTGATTATTTTGATATGATTAAAGGTAGTGACCCAATTTTTTACGACAGTTTTAGTCAAAAAATAAAACATTTTCATCCAGCGTTTCACTCAATGACACCTGAAGGATTAAATTCAAGATTAACTTTCTTAAATCAATGCGTTAGACCTGGTGACACAATACCAACATACGACTCTGACTCTAAAAGTTTTGTTCAAAATGACGCAATAAATACTTCTTTTGGTACTCCACCTGTTTTAGTATTAAGAATTGGTGACTTTTATAATACTAAAATTATTCCAAATAGTCTTAGTTTTACTTATGAAAATTTAGATATAAACCCTGAAGGTATTGGGGTTCAACCAATGATTGCCAATGTTACTTTAAATTTTAACATCATAGGTGGAATGGGACTTAAAGAACCTGTTGATAAATTACAAAATGCGCTTTCATTTAATTTTTACGCTAATACTGAAATGTACGATGATAGGGCTGATGAAACTGAAAATACAGATGCTTTAGATGAGAGTATAATTGCGGCAATTTTTGAGAAAAAACCAATTAACCCAATTATTAATAATGGATTACCACAGACTAATGGAGGTACAACAATTGGTGAAATTCAAAGTAAATTTTATAGTAGTAGTGGAATAACTGGTACTACAAATTATAAAAAAATAATGAATACTTTGTTAGACCAAACTATTGGTTATTATGAAATTGTCTATAATAGTGTAAATAAAATGATTACTGATTATGGATTTGGCGCGACTCAAATTGCTACCAAATTTGCCAATTGTTATACTGGTGAAATAAGAAGATTTAGTAGTCCTCAAACAGTTGAAATCGTTGGTAAATACGTAGACTACCAACAAATATTTGATGAGTTGTCTGCAAATTTAGTTGATAATATTGACACTAACTATTTGGTTGTTAGTATGGATGACGCGGGATTTAAAAATTCAGATGTTCGTAAATTTAAAAACAATTTAAAATCTTTTATTGAAGAATGTAAAAATAATACTTTACAAGGGGTTAATGCAATTATTAATGATTTAACTTCTTATCAAGAAAATTATGTACAAACCTTTAGAAAATTAAATTATGTTGATTTATTAAATGACGGTTATTTATTACCTGATAACTCTACTGTTGTATATGATATTGATGGGTCGTCTAGTGATTTTATAAATCTAAGATTAAACTATGACCAAGTTGGTACTGATTTGACAGATTATTTAAATCAATATAAAAATACTTATGGTTTTTTAAATAATGATTATGACACATCAACTTTTGAAATATCTCCTGATTATTTTACTGATACAGATTTACAATTTCAAAAAATGGGTACAATATTTTGGAGTACTTATAAGGCAACATCAAATGTTGATGAGATAATTGATAAATTAACTGTTGGGATTAAAGATGTAACTAACCCTCAAAACCTTTACAATTTTGTTAAAGATGAGTTCTTTTATGTTATGGAACAATATGGAATTGGACAAGAAGAAGTTTTAAGTGCTGTAGAAGGTTTAGGGGTTCTTTATACTGAAGATTATGATAAAGACTCTTACACTCCATATAACAAAGATGTTGATGTTATAGTTGATTTTACTGAGACACTAACACCAACAACCCAACAATCAACCGAACTTCAGAATATATATAAAACAGTAAACTTAACTGAAGAGTTATTAACCTTTAATGATAAAATAAAATTTATATAACATGGCTCTTCAATATTACAATAGATATAAAGGTTTTTTAATTAATGGGACACAAAATATTGTGCCTTTTGTTAGATTAACTTCTAAATCAACTGATAAAAGATACATTTACAGGTCAAGCAGAACAAGACTTGATAAAGTTTCTCAACAAATTTATGGGACACCTTATTTTGGTTGGTTAATATTACAAGCAAATCCTCAGTTTGGTGGTTTAGAAAATAATATACCTGATGGATATTCATTAAGGGTACCATTTCCTTTGGATTCAAGTTTATTAGATTATAAAAATCAGTTAGATAATTATTTTTTCTATTATGGCAGATAAACCAATCTACGTCGAATTCGATTACGAGAATATTTTTTTAGTTGACCCAAATTCTGTTACATCTGATGAAGGTGGAAGGGAAGATAGGTACGTTAAACAGGAGTCATTAATAATGTACGCCAATTTGGAATGTAAATTAAGTCCAAGAAGTAAATTAACTTATGGGGTTGCAAACGGACAAGTTGGGTCTGAAACTGTTACAATAGGTAAAATTAATTTTTTAAAACCAAATAATAAAGATTTTTTAGAAAACAATTATATAGGTGAACTTTTAGGTACAGATGAAAAAGTTAACGCGGCTAGAAGTAAAAATTACGCTCAACAATCAAGAGAATTTTTTAATTTTGATGACAACATAACCAATAATAACAGTATTGTTGATAATGGTTTTTTAGGTATAACAAACATACAAGTAAGAACTAATTCTGCGTTTGTACCTACAGTAACAATTACTTTGGTTGATGTTAGGGGTAGGGCTATGTTTGAGCAAGGTAACAATTCACCTTACGCTGCATTTTTCTCATTACCGTATCCAATATTTTATCTAACACTTAAAGGTTATTACGGTAAGGCGGTACAATATCCTTTATTATTACAAAAATTTAATTCATCGTATGACTCATCTTCAGGTAATTTCATTGTATCTTTAACATTCATAACTTACAAGTATGGTCCGTTTGGTGACATAACCATGGGTGAAATAATGGCATTACCCCACATGTACACTACAAAATTTACTACAACAAGTCAAACAAACACCTCAAATTCAAGTGATAGTCGAGTTGTTGAAACCCAAACTTCCCAACGAGGATACCAAAGGTTGGTGGAATTGTATGACAAATATAGGAATAGTGACCCACCATTAATTACAGATTTACCAAATATTACTATACAGGAGTTAATGTATAAATTAGATAAATTTGTACAAGACATATTAAATAACTCAGGTAAAGTAGATTTACAACCACTTACAAATTGTGACTTGTTTTTAACAAATTTAGAAAAATTCCAAGGGGATGTTTATTTTTATAGGGGTGAATCTTGGTTCGATAAGTACATTAATACTATAAATTTTTATATATCTAAAACAGATGGAAAAAAATATTATACGTTTAAAGAAGATAAAGAACTTAACCAACAAACTAAAATTGATTCTATTGCGGAATTAAAAAAAATCATAGTTCAATATAATGACTCATTGGCAAAATGTAATATTGGATTAACCTCTGATGTCGATATATCAAATTTTTTAGTTTCATTATCACCTGACGAGGTTGACCCGGTTGCAACTTATAAGGCAAGAAACAATAAAGCACCAACTCCCGATGAATTATCAGGTTTTACACAATCCTTAAATCAATTAGTTAAAGGTGCGGTAACAATAAACAGTGATGGCACAAATTTTCAAACTAATCAATTTTTTATTTTTGAAGGAGTGCCGAATGACGAAACGTTTATTACGAAAACAAGTAATCTAAAAAAACGAGCAATTGAGATTAGAGAAGAAAATGAAAAAAAATTTTCAGAACAACTTGTAAAAATTTTAGAAAACCCGCAAACAGGTATTGGGTTTAAACCAACAATAAGAAATATAATCTCAATATTTGTTGTGTCAGTTGAAGCGTTTTATTCATTGCTTGATGATGTACACACAAAGGCTTATGACAAACGATATGACAAGGCTAGAAAATCTGAGTTTACCGAGAATGATTATAATTGTTTAGAAACATCTCAAACAATTGAAGAGGCAGTAGTATATCCTTGGCCACTCTTTACTGTTAAAAAAAATAACACATCAGGAGATACAAGTTATGAAATTGCCTATCCTGGTGATAGAAAATATCAAAACGTAGTTAAATCTTATGATTATAGTGTTTGGCCTGAAGTAGAGTTTGTCGAAGAGTTTTCAAACGCTTTTGCTCAAAGAGAGTCGGTACCAAATCCATATACTACAAACCGAAATGAAAACAAAGATGTTTATAGATTATCTTTGTCTACTTTTGACGCACCGATTAAAAACATCATTTTTTCAAATAAAGAAATTACAAAATTTTTATACGAAATAATTGAGAGGATTATTTTGAATACAAATTATCAAGGGTTACAAAGAGATACTGCGAAAAAAACACAAATTATAAATTTTATTTCAGATGCTATAAGTAAAAGTATTAAAGAAAGTATAGGTACTGGTAGTCCTGACTTGTTAAATCTTTTTTCAAATTATAAAATAGACGTTGCGTCTTTTAATGAATTTTTAAAAACAATATCAAATAATGGTAATGGTGAATCTTATAACAAATATATTAGAGATTATTTTGTCACACAAGAAATTGACAAAATAATACAAACCCCGACAATAATTTATAAAGATTTTTTAACAGAATTTCCAAAACCTAACCTAGACTTTAAAAATGTTGAACAACTTTTTGGAATTTATACAGGTACGACAAGTAATACTTACTATTTTTTTGATACATTACCTTATATAAGTGATAATTGGTTAACTTCAAATGTTACAAACGGTAAAACAATTACAAATTATGAGTTGTTTAACAACACGACCAAATCAATAATGTTTAACCCATACTATAAAACTACAACAAATTTTGATTCATTTACAAATGTTGATGTAAATCGACCAGTTACTAATTTTAATGTAAGAGCTTCACAACAAATTAATACAAACAATTTTTCAAATGAATTTTATACTAATCTTCTAACTGACAATACCCAACTTTTAACGACTGTTGGTAGTGTTTACTATAGTAGTTATAATAATTTAATGACACAAGCTCAGTGTACTTCAATTTTCAACACTCCGTTTTTTGTGAATGCTATACAAAATGGTGTTAATAATGAAAAATCAGGAGCTCCGTATCCGTATACTGAGGCGGCTTATTTGTTGTTAAATAGTTTACCATTAGCAACTTTGAGTCAAAGATTTAAAGACTATCAACCAAATAATGGTAATAGTACTCCAAATAAAAATTTTACAGAATTAGATTACATTGCATCAACATTTAGAAAATTTGGGGCTCTTCACAAATTACCATATGCATGGATTTTAAAATATGGTTCTATATGGTATAGATATAAAAACTATATAAATAACAATATTGATATTTTAGATAAATGTTGGGTACCATTTAATTATCAAACAAATTACGACCCAATTAATTCGGATATTTCAAGAAATTATCAAATCACATCAACAACTACAAATTTTGATATAACTTTAAAAAAAGTTGATACAACTTCAATACCTAATATTACATATGAAGATGTCTCTGTTGGGTTTTATCCTAAAGTAATTAATGACTTTAATTACTTTTATAATGGTTTTGATTTAGTTACCCAATACTCAACAGTAAGTCAATCTTTTTCTTATTATAGAAATGATGGTACATTAAAGATATTATCACCAATATCTACAAAAATAAGTAGTAGTGAGAGTACATATGACCCGGCATTGTATTTAACAATTTCTAACTATTCTTGTCTATTAAAAAACACTTTAAAAAGTGATGGAACATTCTACGTAACTCCATCTTTTGGTTCACCAGTAAATCAATTATTTTATGAATTTTTTAATTCACAAACAAACGATTTACAAAAAAATTATGATGTGCCAGGAACTTATAATGGGTCTATTAGATTAGATTGGTCAAATCCACATTTTGGATATTTTGACCCTACTAATATGGTTAAACCAAGTTATAATGAGTATCTATGTAAGATAAATTCAGAAACGGATAATCAACAAGAATTTACTTTCTTACATCAAAATGGGTATTCAAAAATTGAAGATATATTTGGGGTTTTTACAAAAGAAGAATTGGACATATTTGAAAAAGAATTTTTAAATTTTTCTAAATCTGAAAAAAATTATAATGAGGAAACTGCAAACAAAAATATGATATCGGAATACAACAATTTCCAAATGTTGTATAAAATAATTAATAAGGTAAATTCGGTTAGTGGATTAGATGATTTAAACATTATTAAAAATGTCCAACAAGCTCAATTTTCTAATAAAAACCAAACTATTTCACAATTTTTAAATAAAGATGTGGTATTAAAAAGGGCAAATCCTTACGACTATAATAGAAAAACTTTTCTTTCATTTTTAAGTGCGGTTATAAATACAGAACAATTTACAGTTGACCCAATAAATTTTGGTTCATATCAGGTATCAACACCTAACGCGGTACCAATACCTAATAATAACGTAACAACATCGTCTTCTAAAATTGCATATCCAAACGAGTGGAAAACACTCCAAGAATATGTTGGATTCTCAACTTTTGAAGGAATTAATTACGCAGAATCTGGAAGTACAATAACAGACTTCTTTCCTGTTTTTGATATACCGTTTACGTCTAATAATATAATTTTGTTATCTCCAATAATAAAATTATATTCTTCTTACAAATATAAAAATCCAAATGATAATAGAGAAGAATTTTTAATTGAACTATTAGCTGATTACTTTGAAAAAGTAGATTTAACTAATAATGTTTTAAATAATACATTATTAATATTACAAAAAGAATTACCTAAAATACAAATAGAAAGTATCAAAACTAATTCAACTAACGTAATTGGGGAAGATTTAAAAGTTGAATACTATGACATGTTTAAAGTATTGAACGATAAATGGGTTTCAGGAAATAATTTTTCAGAAGATACATTTTTAGAATCATTTTTATTTTTAGATAAAGCCAGTAGGGATATTGGGGACGATGTTTTAGTTGATATTTTTAAAGTTAAAACTAAAATTTCAAATGTTGACCCTGCAACTTCTGTATATACAGTTATTGCTGAAATTCTTAAAGACCACCATTTTGTTACATTTACAATGCCTTCATACATCAATTTCTATAATAGAAGAAATAATGAAGGCCCCCAAGAAATGGCTCAATTAATGTTTGGTACTTATTCTGAAGTAGATTATTCTGAGACATCGACTAAGTTTGTAAATATATTATCAACTGACCCATCAACTAATACTTTAGTTGAAAGTAAACATAATGGATATTGTGATGATGGTTTTGAATTAGGTAGGGCTCAAAACAACCCTAATGTGAGATTAAACACATCAACAGATGAAAAGTCAAATAAAGTGGTAGGTTTTGCTGTTGATTTTGGACTACAAAGACAACAGATGTTTCATAATTTAAATTTGGCTCAAGATGTTGGTAAATCAACATCTGAATCATTATTAATGGAATATAATTTGGCTCAGTTAACATCTGGTAAAAAGTCACAAACTCAGAATGTTAGTCTTTTTAATCTGTATAAAAATAGAAGTTATTCTTGTACAGTTCAATCTATGGGTAACGCAACCATACAACCAACAATGTATTTTACATTAAGAAATGTACCGATGTTTAACGGACCGTACCTAATATTAGAAGTTAACCATTCTATTTCCCCTGGCTCATTTGAAACCACTTTCCAAGGGGTGAGACAAAAAATATTTACATTAAAACAAAGTGAAAACTTTTTAGCGTCTATCAAAATGGAATTAGGTAAAAATTTCTATTCTGAAATTAAACGACAAAAAGAACAATTGAGTAAATCTGCAACTACAGTTACTCAACAAAATACTGAAACGACAAATTCAATAAATGAGACTCCTGTAAATAAAAATAATGAAAATTGTCAACCAAACGTGGCGTATAATGATTTCATTAAAATTACTGGTGAATCAAAGACATTATCATATTCACGAGTAATTGAGGAGGTTCAATTTATTGTTGGAGACGATTTACAAAAAAGAGCGGCATTATTTACCTTAATTTATATATCTAATGACTCAAATGGAAATATAAAATTATTCAATAATAATTTAACTAATGTTAATTTAAAACGAAAATGGGCTGGTGACCTACCAAGTAAATTTAATAAAGAATACACATGTTTAAACTTTGGTACTGAATTAATACCAATTGTTAAATTCCCAAATATTACTTATAATTTGGAATTCATGAATCTTTATTTAAAAAATTTCTACCCTGATTTAAATTTTGCTACAGATATTACTATAGTTGAAGAACTAACTAAATTTTATATTAAATATTGGTCATTACAATCAAAACAGGAAGATGCTTATTATGATGAATATATAAGTAAAAATGCTAGCGAGTACGCTGCCATTTTGGAAAAAGTTAAAAAGGCTTATGTTATTTTAAACCCTGTTAATTTGAACCCAGCCCCAACAGGGGATACTCAAACAAGTACTGGTACAACACTAACTAATAACACACAAACACCGCCTTTAACTTCCGATTATCAATATACAATATCTAACCCACCAATGTTTGAAGAATTTACAGTTAGTGTTAATCCTAGTGTTGATGGGTTAAGAAATATATTCTTAGTTGAATATGGGTACAATATTACTGCAAGTTGTGCTGAAGGGTCGGCGACTGGACAACAGTTCTCAAATAATTATATTTCTTCAAATGGACAAACAGTTACAATAACTGCTGAAGATTTGTTAGAAGAAGTAGACTGTACTGGTTCAGGTTCTAGTGGAGTTTATGAATTCCAAATTACAATTTTTACAAAACCTGTTTTATCTAATGGTCAAATAGATACTACAAGGTCAGATTATTATAAATCATATCCTATTACTATGACATTTTAATTTATTAGTATATTTATATAAAAAATAATTATGAATACTAAAGAAGCTTTAGATAGATACCTTGGTAAGAACACAAGAATAACTGAAACCGATAAGGGTAATGGTTATAAAGAAGTTTGTGACTTAGATACTGGAGATTGTTACACAATTAGAATGAAAGACGGTTTAATTGAAAGAGTTAACAATACAATGACAATTAATAAAAAAATCAATGTTGAAACAACACAGGGATATAAACAACTTTTAAATGGGTAAGGAAATGGATTTATCTAAAAAATTATTAGAGGAATTAAAAAAACATAATAAAATCAACAATTATATTTTTGAACAAGACGCTCCACCACCACCTGATGATTTAGCCCTTGGAACACCTCCTCCATCGCCTGAAGCAGGAGCACTACCTGCGGCACCTGAAGCAGGGGCACCCCCTGCGGCACCCGCCGCTGAACCATCAGCACCTGTTGATGTGGAAAATGACCCTGACGTTGAAAAAATCGGTGATGAAAAATCAGAAGATTCAGAAACTGAAGAATTGGATGTTACAGAACTTGTAACGTCACAAAAAAATATGGAGGAAAAACAAAATGAATTCTTTCAAAATCTTTTTTCACAAATACAAAATCTTGAAAGTAAATTATCTGAAATGGATAAAATTATGGATAAGATAAATACTATTGAAACTAAGATTGAAAAATATCGTGAAAAAACTCCGCAAGAAAAATTAGAATTAAGAAGTTTAGATTCAGGACCTTTTAATCAAAAATTGACACAATTTTTTGATGATAAACTACAGGATATTGAACAATCAGGTAAAAACGAATATGTGATTACACCTGATGATGTTGAAAACTATTCACAAGCTGAAATAAAAAACAGTTTTAATAATTTGGATAGTGAGGATAGTGATACTAATACTTTCACTTATAGATAATTTTTGTTTGACTATTACGGCTGACACACTTATACTTGTTTATTAACTAATAATTTATATATATCATGGCGACAAATTCACTAGATGCTGTACTCGCTCAGTATGAAAAAGCGAAAGGTGGCTCAAACGGAGCTAACAAAATGTCTCAAGAAGACAGAATGAAAAAGTATTTTGCAGCAATTCTAACGCAAAATGAAACATCGGGACAAAAACGTCTTCGTATTTTACCAACTCCTGACGGTTCATCACCTTTTAAAGAGGTGTGGTACCACGAAGTACAAGTTGAGGGTAAATGGAATAAAATCTATGACCCAGGTAAAAACGACAACGAGCGTTCACCTTTGACTGAAATTCACGACGAATTAATGTCAACAGGTAAAGAGTCCGATAAGGAACTTGCTAAATCTTACAAACCACGTAAATTCTACATCGTTAAGGTTATTGACCGTGATAACGAAGCGGATGGAGTTAAGTTTTGGAGATTTAAACACAATTACAAGAACGAAGGTATTCTTGACAAAATCATCCCAATTTGGAAAGCTAAAGGTGATATTACTGACCCTGTTAATGGTCGTGATTTGATTATCGAGTTGGCAAAGGCTAAGACTCCAAAAGGAGCGACCTATACAGTTATCCAAACTGTAATGCACGATGACCCATCTCCTGTTCACACAGACGCGGAAACTGCTAAAACTTGGACTGAAGACCCACTTACTTGGGCCGATGTTTACTCTAAAAAACCTGTTGAATATTTGGAAGCGATTGCTCGTGGAGAAACTCCAAGATGGTCATCTGATTTAGGTAAATATGTTTATGGAGACGCGGCATCTGAAATGAGTGTTGGTGGTGGAAACATGTCAATTGTTGACCCACAAGCAGGTGACGAACCTGATGGTGATTTACCATTCTAATTTATACGGATGGACACTAGCATAGTCAAAGTGTCCATCCTTTTTTATTTTTATACTAACAATTTAAACACATAGACATTTATGGCTATAAAGAAAAAAGAATTTTCATTAGATGCAATCAAAAATAAGTATTCTACGAAAACTAAATACAAAGATACAGAGTTCTATGAAGTCGACGAAGCTTTTCATAGTAGTTGCGGTTTACCTGGTCCTGCTTTGGGTAACATCAATATGTTCTTGGGGCACTCAAATTCTTCCAAAACGACAGCACTTGTTAAAGCCGCTGTTTCGGCTCAGAAGAAGGGGCATCTACCCGTTTTCATTATTACTGAAAAGAAATGGTCGTGGGACCACGCGGTAGAATTAGGTCTTAAAGCTGAACTTATCGAAGGAGAATGGGACGGACAATTTATCTTCAATGATAACTTTGATTACATCGAACAAGTTACAGACTATATTAACGAATTATTGGACGAACAAGAAAAAGGTAACATTCCTTATTCTCTTTGTTTTCTTTGGGATTCTGTTGGTTCAGTTCCTTGTAAGATGACATTTGATGGTAAAGGTGGTAAACAACACAACGCATCTGTTTTGGCAGACAAGATTGGTATGGGTATCCAAGCTCGTATTACTAAATCTCGTAAGGAAGATTATCCATATACAAACACAATGGTAGTAGTAAATCAACCTTGGGTTGAATTACCTGATAATCCATTTGGACAACCAACAATTAAGGCCAAAGGTGGTGAAGCACTTTGGTTAGCATCTGCACTTGTTTTTTTATTTGGCAATCAAAAAAATGCAGGTATTAATCACATTACTGCAACTAAAAATGGAAGAACGGTGTCTTACGCTATCCGAACAAAAATCTCTGTTCTAAAGAACCATATTAACGGATTAGGATATAAAGATGGTAAGATTATTGCAACACCACAAGGATATATTGTAGATACTAAAGAGGCTCTTGAGGAGTACAAAAAACAATACTCACAATATTGGAACGCAATTCTTTCAGGTACAGGGGAAATTACTCTTGATGAAAGTGAAGAAACTTTTGAAAACGAAAACGAACCATTTTAATTAACTTTTTGTGAAAAAAACACTCCTTGTTGATGGGAATAATTTGATGAAGATTGGATTTCATGGGGTGAAAGATTACTTTCACAACGGAGAACATATTGGAGCAATTTATCATTTCATCAACACACTAAGAAAATTTATTGAAGAACAAAACTTTGATAAAGTAGTGGTATTTTGGGACGGAGAGGACTCTACGAGTATTCGTGGAGTTCTTTACCCCAAATACAAACAAAACCGAAAATTAGTTATGGAGGATGCAATCTTCATGTCCTACCTAAGACAAAAAAATCGCATCAAACAATATCTCGAAGAAATCTATGTGAGACAGATTGAAGTCTCAGGACGAGAAGCTGATGATTTAATTGCTTATTATTGTCAGGTATCTGAAAATGAGGATAAATTAATTTTTTCGTCAGATAGAGATTTAACACAACTGATTTCTGAAAAAGTATCTGTATATTCACCATCACTAAAAAGTACTTTTAAAAATGGAGATACTATTAAATTTGACGACTTTTCATTTCCCCACTATAATGTTAAAACATTAAAAATTATGACTGGTGATAAGAGTGATAATATTGAGGGAATTTACCTTTTGGGTGAAAAGACATTGGTTAAATTTTTTCCTGAGATACTTGAAAAACCGATTTCTTATACCGATATTTTAGAAAGAGCTGAGGAACTTTTGAAAGAACAAAAAGATAATCAGACACTGAAAAATTTACTAACAGGAAAAACAAAATCAGGTATTTTTGAAAACGAATATTATGTGGTCAACGAACAAATTGTTGACTTATCAAACCCACTCCTCAAAGACGAGGACAAAGAAGAAATTTCCCAAATTGTTAATGAAACATTAGAAACTGAAGGAAGAAGTTACAAAAATATTATTCGTTATATGGTTGAAGACGGATTGTTTAAGTACCTACCTAAAGGGGATGATTCGTGGACATATTTTTTAAAACCGTTTATGAAATTAACAAGAAAAGAAAAAAACAAAAAATAAAAAAAACAATTATGAGAGAACAACAAGACATTACGAAACTAGAGTTTCTGATGACAGTGAACAACAATTTTATTGTTCAGAGATTTTTTAATGTAAAAGGGTATAACCCAAATTCGCATCGTTCCGCGGATTTAATTGACTTGGTTGATAATTTTGTCAATGAATTAAAACACAATTTCAAAATGAAATCTGTAAGTTACATGCTTGACAATCAGTATCAAATTACAGAAGACCCTGAAGTTTTGAATACATCATTTACTGACGGACCCGAAGTATTCAATGTTTATATTAAAAATGGAGATAAAGTATTATATCATCAGGTATTTGATGCTAAACCGTACCCACCTAAAGTTAGATATACGGTTGATGTTAGACCTTATTTAAAAGGTGTTTTAAATGATTTGACAGAAGTTTTGTCAAGTAAAAATTTAACACACGAATATATGGGTTACTCTTTAGTTTAAAGATATTTAATAAAAAAAGGAATTATGGCGGACAAAAATTTTGAATACTTAGGAAATCAATTTCAGTTACAACTTCTAAATCAACTTATTGTTGATAAGGATTTCGCCCATTCCATCGTTGGAGTTTTAGAACCATCTTACTTCGAAAACAAATACTTTAAACTTATTGTTCAAATGGTGAAAGAGTATTATCAAAAATTTGAGCATTCGCCAAGTTTTGATACTCTTAATCAAGTAGCTAAAAGTGAAATTGCTCAGGAGTTATTGTTAAAAATAACTCTTGATACAATTTCTGATATAAAAAATATTGATGAAAGTGGGGTACAATTTGTTCAAGAAAAGGCTTTAAAATTCTGTAAACAACAAGAGTTACAGAAAGTGATGGAAAAGGCTAAAAAAATTATAGACCACGGTGAGTTTGAAAATTATGACACATTAGAAGAAATGGTTCGAGAGGCATTACAAGTTGGTAATGTTGATAAAGGAACTGGTGATGTGTTTGAAAACTTAGAAGATGTATTAGCGGATGATTATAGACACCCAATTCCTATGGGAATACCGGGTATTGACAACTTACTTAAAGGTGGGTTAGCAAAAGGGGAGATTGGGGTAATACTTGCACCTACAGGTGTTGGTAAATCAACTCTAACTACAAAGATTGCAAACAATGCGTTTAATTTAGGGTTTAATGTATTACAGGTATTTTTTGAGGATAACCCAAAAATTATCCAAAGAAAACATTTTACTTGTTGGACAGGTATTGCTCCTGATGACCTTAGTACACATAAAGATGAGGTGTTAAAAAAGGTTGCTGAGATTGAAGAGAAGATGTCTAACAAATTAATTCTTAAAAAATTACAATCTGACACATTTACTATGAGTCAAATTAAAAATCAAATTCGTAAGATGATTGCCGATGGTACTCATATTGATATGATTATTTTGGATTATATTGATTGTGTAACTCCTGAAAAAGCTTTGGAAGATGAATGGAAAAGTGAGGGTTCAGTTATGAGAGCATTTGAGGCTATGTGTCATGAATTAAATATTGTAGGATGGACAGCGACACAAGGTAACAGAAGTTCAATATCATCAGATGTTGTAACTACAGACCAAATGGGTGGGTCAATCAAAAAGGCTCAAGTTGGACACGTCATCATTACTGTAGCGAAGTCACTACAACAAAAAGAGTTAAATCTTGCAACAATTGCCATTACAAAATCTCGTATCGGTAAAGATGGGGTAGTATTTGAAAACTGTAAGTTCAACAACGAAATGTTGGATATTGATACAGAAAGTTCTGTAACATTCTTGGGACTTGAAGAACAAAAAGAAGAACAAAAAAGAAACAGAATTAAGGAGATTATGGAGAAAAGAAAACAACAACAAGTATAATTATTAAAACAGAAATAAATTAAAAATATGGAAAAAATATTAAAAGAGAACCCAAACAGATTTGTGATATTCCCAATCCAATACAATGATATATGGGAATATTATAAAATGCACCAAGCCGCGTTTTGGACTGCGGAAGAAGTTGATTTAAGTGGTGATATTAGAGATTGGGAAAATCTTTCAGAAAACGAACAATATTTTATTAAAAATATTCTTTCATTTTTTGCGGCATCCGACGGTATCGTTAACGAAAATTTGGCTGAAAATTTTTATAGAGAGGTTCAGTATCCCGAGGCTAAATTTTTCTATGGAATACAACTTGCAATGGAAAACATTCACTCGTTAATGTACTCATTATTGATTGATACTTATATCTCAAATGAAGAGGAAAAAAACAAATGTTTTACAGCTTTGGATAACCTACCGGCAGTTCAAAAGAAAGCTAAATGGGCTTTGGATTGGATTGAAAACGCATCCTTCCAAGAAAGGTTGGTGGCATTTGCCGCGGTTGAGGGTATTTTCTTTTCAGGTTCGTTTTGTTCAATCTTTTGGTTAAAGTCTCGTGGAATTATGCAAGGATTGTGTAATGCTAATTCTTTAATCTTTAAAGATGAAAATTTACATTGTGATTTTGCAATTCATTTATTGAATAATCACGTAGAAGAAAAACCAAGTGAAAAAAGAATTAAAGAGATTTTATTGTCGGCTCTTGAAATTGAAAAAGAATTCATCACAGAATCATTACCAGTTTCACTTATTGGTATGAATTCAAATCTTATGAAACAATACCTTGAGTTTGTTGTTGATGGATTATTAATTAAGTTTGGTTGTAAAAAACAATTTAATGTTGAACAACCATTTAAATTTATGGAACAAATTGCAGTTGAAACAAAGGGTAACTTCTTTGAATCACGTACAGTTGAATATCAAAAAGCAAAGTTAAATGAGACTCTCTCCTTTACTGATGACTTTTAATTTACTATCTTTTTAAACTATGATGTCATTAAGAATTAAAAAACGTAGTGGGGACGATGCGTCGTTTAATCCACAGAAAATTTATCAAAGAATTAAACGAGCCTCAAAAGGTTTAAATGTTAATTCTGACGAAATCTTTATTAAAGTAATCACTTCAGTACCAACTGAAGGGGTTATCACTACCAAAGATTTAGATAAGTTAATTTATGAAATTGCTGCGGCGTTTACAGGTAGTCATCACGATTACTCTCGTTTAGCTTCATCTGTTGCAATCTCGTCATACCACAAAGAAACTGACCCAAGTTTTTCAAATACGATGCATACCTTACACGTTGATGGTATTGTAAGTAATGAATTAATGGAGATTGTCGAATCTTATGGGCCTAGTAAAATTGATGAGGTAATTAATCACGATAATGATTATAACTTTGACTATTTTGCTTGGAGGTCACTCGCCGAAATGTACTTGTTAAAACTACCAAATGGAAAAGTTGTTGAAAGACCACAACATATGTACATGAGAGTTGCTCTTTGGGTGACCAATACATTTGAAGAGGCTATGGAATATTACCAAGCTTTATCCACCCAAAGAATATCTCCGGCAACCCCGATTATGATTAATGCTGGAACAAAGGTTCCACAATTGGCGTCTTGTGTTCTTCATTATAACGATTCGGATTCTCGTGAAGGTTTGTTAAATACTATGAGAGACATCTCAACCTATTCATCAGACGCTGCGGGTATCGGACTATCAATGTCTAACATTCGTAGTAAGGAGAGTCGTATAACATCTTCTGGAGGATATGCTGGTGGATTGTTAAAGTATTTGAAGATTGTTAACGAGTCACTTCGTTTCTTTAACCAACAAGGACGTAGACCAGGTTCCGCAGCAATTTACTTGGAACCTTGGCATAAAGATATCTTTGATTTATTGGATATTAAAAAGAACACAGGTGCTGAGGAATTGAGAGCTCGTGATTTGTTCACCGCACTTTGGATTCCTGACAACTTTATGAATGCGGTTAAGAACAATGACAATTGGTATTTATTCTGTCCTAATGATATTGTTAAAGCGGGTATCAAACCGTTACAAGAATCTTATGGTGATGAATATGAGTCAAATTACGACAAGGCAGTTGAGTTAGGATTAGGTAAGAAAGTTAAGGCCCAAGAAATTTGGAATAAGATTATTGAATCTCAAATTGAAACTGGTGTTCCATATCTTTGTTCTAAAGACAATGCTAACAAAAAGACAAATCATCAGAATATTGGTGTAATTAAACAATCAAATCTTTGTAATGAGATTTACCAATATACTGACGAGAATACAACTGCAATCTGTACTCTTTCATCTATGGTGTTAAAGAACTATGTAAAAGATGGTGAGTTTGATTTTAATGGGTTATACGAAGAAACTCGTAAAGTTGTAAGAGCGTTAAACAAAGTTGTTAACATCAACAATTACTCAACTGAAAAAGGTCGTAAGGGTGGACTGGAACAAAGAGCAATTGCTATCGGAACACAAGGACTTGCTGACGTATTCTATTTGATGGATTACATCTTCACATCTGATGAAGCTCGTAAGTTGAATAAAGAGATTTTTGAAACAATCTATTTCGCGGCAATCACTGAAAGTAACAGATTGTGTATGGATGGTAAGTATGAACCATACGTTCACTTTGAAGGGTCACCAATGTCAGAAGGAGTGTTCCAATTTGATATGTGGGGATTAAAAGAAGATGAGTTATCAGGAAGATGGCCTTGGGGAATTCTTAAACAGAATGTTAGTAAATATGGTGTTTGTAACTCATTATTTACAGCTCAAATGCCTGTAGCATCTTCAGCGAAGATTACAGGTTCATATGAAATGACAGAACCCGCTCACTCAGCAATCTTTAACAGACGTGTAGTTGGTGGAGAGATTATGATTGTTAACAAGTATTTGATTAATGACTTTGAAAAGATTGGAATTTGGTGTGAGGATTTGAAAAACGAAATCATAATGAACGAAGGTTCAATCCAAAACATTAATTTCAACAACTACCTTGACCAAGAAGATAAGAAGTACAATTCAAAAGTTAAAAGAATTGAGCACTTAATTAACAAGTATAAAACAATTTGGGAAATCTCACAAAAATCATTGATTGAAATGGCGGCCGACAGAGCTCCGTTTATTGACCAATCACAATCAATGAATATCTATATGGGTAACCCAACATTGTCAAAGATTTCATCATCACATTTCTATGGATGGGAAAAGGGATTGAAAACACTTTGTTATTATGTTAGAACAAAGGCAATCTCAACAGGGGCTAAACATTTGGCGATTGATACTTCAAAAATTAATAAACCAAATCCTACACCAGAACCACCAAAGGTAGACTACAGTTATATGAATTTACCTCCAAAACCTGAGAATAGTGATTTTGATTGTTTTGGTTGTTCATCTTAAATTTTTAAAACATCCGATGTGTTATCCCGAGCTAGGTCGGGATTTTTTTTGTTTATAAACTATTTATCGGTATGTCTAATATTATTCAGGAAGAAATTGAGAAAATAAGAAAAATGATGCTTTTGGAAGATTTAGTGCAAGAGGATGGTGCAAAAAAACTAAAAGAGACTTTAGACATTTTAAAAAATAAGAAAAAAGTTTTATTGTTAAGTTGTTCAAATAGGTTTAATTGGGACCCTAAAAAAGTCGACGTACCTAAATCAAAATTAATCGCAATGTATTTGAATGAAGAATTAGGTGATAAATCAGTTTTTATTGATGTTTCAGAACTCAAGATTTTTCCTTGTGAAGGTAATGTGTCGAGAAAAGAAGGTAACACTTGTGGACTTTTAAAATCGTTACTTAAAGATGATAAGAAAAATCCTTCAGGATATCACAGATGTTGGGCGAGTTTAAACAATAAAACAGATGAACTTTGGAAAATATCTAAAGAACTTTTTGAATCTGACGCAGTTATATTCTTTAGTTCAGTAAGATGGGGACAAGCTAATATGTTTTATCAAAATTTGATTGAAAGATTAAATTGGATTGAAACCCGACATACTACTTTAGGTGAAAAAAATATAGTTGAAGATATTGAAACAGGATTTATTTGTGTTGGACAAAATTGGAATGGTGAGAATGTTACAGAAACTCAAATGGATGCTCACAAATTCTATGGATTTAAACCGAATAAGAAACTATATTGGAATTGGCAATATACAACAGATGTTAATGACGAAAGTAAATCTTCTTACAAAAAGTCCCACAAAAAATTCATTGACGATATGGGACTATGAGGTAGGGTATTATAAGTACACCTCAAAAGAAAAACTAATCGTGGATTGTTTAAATTATTATCCAATTAACGATTTTATAACAGAATACTTGTTAAAACAAAAATTTGTAGAATTTGAATACGAAAACAATATTCCAAAAACTATTAATGGTAAAATTATTGTTTTGATTTGAGTCAATACATATTGGGATTTTTTATTTTATTTAAAATTTTACAACATTATATTTATGTAATATGCCAAGCCCAATAACATACGGTATTAATTTTCCATTTAGAGATTCTCCATATGGGTTCTATTTAGATTTGTCAGAAACTTCTGATGAAGAAATTAGAAGTAGTTTAATACATTTAATCTTAACTAGAAAAGGCTCAAGATATTTTTTACCTGAATTTGGTACAAGAATTTATGAATATATTTTCAATCCTTTAGACGGACTTTCTTTTGGGGATATTGAATCTGATATTAGAACCGCTTGTGAAACTTATATGCCAAATTTACTTATTACCTCAGTTAAAGTTTACGCGGCAACAGATGAAGAGTTTGATAAAGTAGTATTAAGTAATGGTACGGTAATTAATAATACTTATAATATACCCGGACAAGGGGTTAGAGACTATACTGCAAAAGTTAGGATTGATTATAAAATAAAAAACAATACTTTTGAAAGTAGTGACTTTGTCATAATTAATATTTAAAAATATGGCCAACAAAAAAATATCATACACAGTAAAAGATTTTGAAGCGATAAGGACCGAACTTATTAATTACACAAAAACGTATTATCCGACTGTAGTACAAAATTTCAACGACGCTTCAATTTTTTCAGTTATGATGGATTTGAACGCCGCTGTCACTGACAACCTTTACTATAATATTGATAGAAGTATTCAAGAAACGGTATTACAGTACGCACAACAAAGGTCTTCAATTTATAACATCGCAAGAACATATGGATTAAAAATTCCAAATGTTAGACCATCAGTTGCAATACTTGATATTAGTATAACTGTACCTGCGTTGGGGGACCAAGAAGATTTAAGATATTGTGGATTTTTAAGGAGAGGAGCTCAATTTATTGGTGGTGGACAAGTATTTGAAACTGTTGATGATGTTGATTTTTCATCGCCATTTAATTCTTTAGGAAGACCTAATAGATTAAAAATACCAAATTTTGATAATAACAATAATTTAATAAATTATACAATTACAAAAAGAGAAACTGTTGTTAATGGAACTACTAAAGTTTTTAGAAAGACAGTTAACGCTCAAGACGCGAGACCATTTTTAGAAGTGTTTTTACCTGAACAAAATGTCTTATCAATAACAAGTGTAATTTTAAAAGATGGTACAAATTATAATGGTATTCCTTCATATGATGATTTTCTAAGTCCTGCAAACAAATGGTACGAAGTTAATTCTTTGGCTGAAGACAGAGTTTTTATAGAAGACCCAACTAAAGTCTCAGATAAACCAGGTGTTAAAGTTGGTAAATATATAATTACAAATTCTAGATTTGTTTCTGAATATACACCTTTAGGTTATTGTAAAATGACTTTTGGTGGTGGTAATACATCTGCGGATGATTTATTACGTGATTTTGCAAGAAATGGTACACCACTTGATTTGTCAAGGTACCAAAATAATTTTGGTTTAGGGTCAACATTAAAGGCTAATTCAACATTGTTTATTCAATATAGAATTGGTGGAGGGTCAGGTAGTAATTTAGGTGTTAATGTTATAAATCAAATTGGTACAGTTACATTTTTTGTGAACGGACCAAATCAAATAATTAATACAAATGTTGTAAATTCTCTTTCATGTAATAATGTGACTGCGGCAATTGGTGGGGCTGACGCACCTAGTATTGAAGAAGTTAGAAACTATGTTTCGTTTAATTTTGCTGCACAACAAAGAGCTGTGACAATTAATGACTATCAGTCGTTAATAAACACAATGCCTTCAAAATTCGGGGCACCTGGTAAAGTTGCAATTGTTGAAGAGGAAAATAAAATTAAAATTAAAATATTATCATATGATAATAATGGAACGTTAACAAGTTCAATATCAAATACTATTCAAGAAAACATTGCGAATTATTTATCAAATTATAGAATGTTAAATGATTATATTTCAATTGAATCTGCACAAGTTGTTGACTTGGCGTTTCAAATTAGTGTTGTATTAGACTCAAGTCAAAACCAAGGGAATGTCATCTCTTCAATAGTTAATATTGTATCAACTTATATGAGTCCTGCTAACATTGAGATGGGAGAAAACATTTATATTTCTGAGATAAAAAGACAAATTCAAAGTTTAAATGGTGTGATAAGTATCACTGATGTTGTGGTATTTAACAAAGTTGGAGGAGAGTATTCATCAAATCAAACCTCAATGAGTTATTCAAATTCTAATACGAAACAAATATCATTGGTTGATGACACGTTATTTGCGGAACCGAGTCAAATATATCAAGTAAGGTTCCCAAATAGAGATATTACAGTTCAAGTTAAGAATTTCCAAACTGTCAATTTTTCGTAAGTTATTTATTTTTTTAAAATAGTTCATAAACTATTTATTAAAAAAATAACATGAATTCATCATATAGAGTAAGAACACAAGTAGGTGTTGATAAATCAGTTCAGGTAGACCTACAACAAGATTTTGAAGTGTTAGAAATTTTGTCTCTAAAAATATACCAAAGAGACGTATATACTAGAGTTTGCTCAGACTATGGTGTTATTTGTGGTAGGGTCTTTGCAAATAATGGTTTTGGTGTTCCAAATGTTAAAATTTCACTTTTTATTCCACTAAGTGATGAGGATGCTCAAAATCCTGAAATAACTAATATCTATCCATATGAGAATATTTCAGATTTAGATGTTAATGGTTATAGATATAATTTGTTGCCAAAAGAACAATCACATTCAGGACACGTACCAACTGGAAGTTTTCCAACAAGAGAAGAAATTTTAAAAGAAAAAAGTTACTATGAGGTATACGATAAGTACTATAAATTTACTGTAAAAACTAATGATTCAGGTGACTACATGATTTTTGGTGTCCCTGTAGGGTCGTTTACTATATTTTTAGATTTAGATTTAAGTGATATTGGACAATTCTCATTAAACCCACAAGATTTGATAAGAATTGGATTAGCAACTGAGGGACAAGTATCAGGTGTTAAATTTAATGATTCCACAAACTTAAATAGTTTACCGCAAATTATAAGTTTAACAAAACAAGTTGAAGTTTTACCTTTATGGGGTAACGAAGAAATTTGCCAACCATCTATTACAAGAACAGATTTTGATTTAACTGCTGAAGCTAATATTGACCTAACACCAACTGCGGTGTTTATGGGTTCAATAATGAGTACAATAGATGAGGCAAAAATTGATAATAATTGTAAAATAGATAAAAAAGTTGGAGATTTTTGTAGTTTAGTTACAGGTCCTGGACAAATTTTGGCTATAAGACAAACAATTAATTATGATACTGATGTAAATTCAGTAACATTTGGATACCCTCAATTAGAAAAATATAATTTACAAAATGATGGGTATCTAATAGATGAAAATGGTGCTTGGTTAATTGAAGTACCAATGAACTTAGATTACATCTATACAAATGAGTTTGGAGAGCAAGTAATATCTACAGACCCAACAATTGGTGTACCAACTAAAGGAAAATACCGTTTTAAAATAAAATGGAATCAATCTCCTTCATTATCTGAACAAACAAGAAGGGCTTATTTTTTAGTACCTAATGTTAAAGAATGGGGATGGGGAGAGCCTGGAAATACGTATAATGATGATGAGAACCCGGCATTTTATCCTGAGTATTCTACCAACGACAATTATTTAAGATACCAACAGTCATATGCATTCAGTTTAGATTGGTACGATTACGGAGACCCTACGACATCTGAGGGGTTAGAAATGATACAAGATGCAATTAATTGTGAAGATAGATTTTATTTGTTTGAATTTAAAAAAGTTTATACTGTTTCACAATTAATGGATAAATACAAAAATGGTAATAAACTAAGATTTATAGGTATAAAAAATATTCTTAATGATGACTGTAGTGCTGAAAATAACAAATATCCTGTAAATGATGCGTACAGAGGTAGTAATATAATGTTTTTATTATTTAGGTATATTTTATCTGTAATGAAACTTTTATTATTCCCACTAGTTGTTGTAATGCATGCAATTTCATTGGTTTTGTATATTGTAAACTTTATATTACAAATAATTGTTTGGTTAATTTACGCGCCAATTTATTACTTTATTGCCGCGGTTGTTGCGGTAGTTAATTTCTTAGCTCCTGGAGCTCCGTTAAATAATCCATTAAAAAAGACTCCTGCTGAACTATCAAGAATTATTTGGGATAAATTAAGAATAAAAAAAATACCATTACCATTATTATTACAATCTGAAAATGAATGTACTTTTTGTGAATGTAAAGAAGGTGAAAACTCACAAGAATATACAAACTCAGCGGCTGGAGCACTTCTTTCTGAATTAGGAAACAGTTGTCATTTCCCATTAAATGATGGAGGGGCAGTAACTCCAACACTTGACATACCTGGAGAACAACAACAAAATTTTCCACAAGTAATTGCCGGTTTACCAAATTCAGGTGGGAATTGTAGTGCCAGAATCCCAACTTCTGCATATAACTCACCGTGGGCTACAGGAGGTTTAACTTATGACGATGAAAGAGAATTTTTATTTTCAAACAGTTTAACGTTTGCCGAGAGAATAAATTTATCTAATACAAAACAAAAATATTTTAGGGAATCTACGGCAATTAGAACATATGTTGAACCTGATTTAAACGGAAATCAATTCCACACTGATAATGTATTGGTTACACTAATACAAGGGTGTGATGACATTTATCAGCCAGGGGCTTTAATTACATTCCAAGACCCAAGTTTATCTACTGACCCTAATTTTGAATTAGGAATTAATGAAACTGCTGACGGATTATATCAGATATCAGGAACCTCAACGTCTGCAACGTCGATAACTGTAAGTTATTGTACTTTAGATAATAACACTTTAACAGGTACTAAAGTTTATAATTTACCACTTAAAGATTCTGAAGAATACTTAACATTTGCTAGGTATAGATTTGATATGGAATATTTCCAAGTTGTAACCGCAATTACGTATTCTCAATTTATTTCTTTAGGTAATGGTTCCGCTAGTGATTTAAGTTCCCATGGAACTTTTTATCATAGAATATTTAAAACTCCAATGTCGGTAATGTTTGCTAAAGACACTGCGGGTAATCAATCGCAATTTGAAGCCGAATTTAAGGGGACAGTTTTTTGTAATGAAAGTTCATTTTCTGAATTAGCAAATTCAAAAATAGTGATAATGGTTAGAGGTGTTGACCCTTATTCTCCAAAATATAAAATTAAATACGACATAAGTCGTATATTAAATAGAGGTTATGGGCAAGTTGTGGTTGGTGGAGGTGAAGATGTAATGTTTAAATTAAACATACCTGTACAACCAGGAGGAACCTCTACAGGTAATAAAAAAAGGTCAGTACGACACAATCAAATTGTTAATAATAATTCGGCTGACCAATTCGGAGGAAGAATGTTTTTTCCGTCATGGTTTTTCCAACCTGGAACTGAGTTCCAACCATTTCAGACTGAATTAACTAAATACTATGGTAGTATGGATGCAAGTTTAATTAATGCATTTAATGTTATACCATGGGAAACATCATCAACAAATTTGAATTCGTTACAAGTAGGGCAAAATTCCGAAGGTTATCTTCTTGTGAAAATGAAAGGTCAAACATTACAATGTGAAGAAGATATGCAGGCAAGTACTGGGTATGGATGTAATGCTTTTACCGCTCACTATGAATGGGAAGGTGATGATAAATGGGGATTTCCTCCACAACCTAACGATAATGCACTTGTTAATGGTGTTGGTGAGAATGGTGGAAGTACTTGGGGAGGTTCGGCATATATGTTACACTATGCGGATAATGGTTTATTAGGTGACTCAGTTGACGGGTGTTCTTTTATGTATATGCATTTTGGTGGTGATAATAATGAATGGAAGAAAAGTAGGTCAGTATATTATTCACCATCTTATTTAAATGGTACACCTCCTGGAACCTATGGTAATTTTGGTAAAACTTTAATAGATAATCCTACAAATATTGTTTTTCGTTCAGACAGACTACCAACGTCTACTACCACCACTACCGCTCAACGTAACCATTTTTTATTTTTCCAAAATAGAAATTTCTCAGCATTTAGGATTTCTGATACAGGTGAAGTGTACGCTTCCTCAAGTAGTGTTGATGGTATTGAATTAGAAAACGCTTTATTTTCTGACGGTTCTACTTTAGGGGCGTTGAATGACCAAGTAGTTGCAAGTTTTAGTGAATGTGCAAGTGCGGTACCTTTGAAATGTTATAACATTGATAATGATGGTGTTGTTATAATTGATGATTTTCCTGACTGTACCACAGGACCATTAGGAATACCTTATTTTCAAAATGGTAAAGGATGTTATTCATTAGTTACTATACCTATTATTGGTATTCCTTGGGATTTTTTCAGGATTAATGAATGGTATAAAAGAACTTTAACAAGTTTATTTTTATGTATGGAAGGTATTCAGTATCATTTCTTTAATAATTGGGTTAGTGGTAACCTATTTATGCCAACATTTTATAGTATTACTGAATTAAATAACGACGGGTTTCCTGTCAGAAGATATTGTGAAGATATTATTGTCTTTCATGAAGACTCAAAAAATTATTATTATAGAAGTAGTCCGTATAGATACGGATATGGTTTTATAGGCGGTAGGACTCGACAAAGAAATGAAATTGCGGGATTAAATAATTATGTAAGGGGGAACTATAGGAATTTAAAAACTCCAACAACAATAATAAATTTAGGACCAATAACTAGTTACACTCAAGAATTAGTTCAAGGTGTTGGATATTCAGGGTATATTGCAAATACATTAACACCATCAAGTTTTAGAGATATTACAGATATTGTTAATTTTTTTGTAGCATCTAGACAAATTGAAACTGCTTATGAACAGGCCGTAAACACATTTGTTGCGATAAGTTTGGCTATAGTAAATCCTGGAATACTTTTAGTAGTTGGTGGAGGAGACCCCACTAAAAACTTTTTTGGAGATAGAAACTCAAGAGAACCAGATAAAGTAAATGCGGATTTAGCACAAATGATTTCAATTAATTCGGAATATGGTGTTAAACCTTTTAATCCTGCAGGATACCCTTCAGCAAACTCGATAAGAATTATACCAATATATAATCTTTTTGATATTAATGTATTGTTAACTGCATTGGCGTCAGGCGGTGTTGCAGCACTCTTAACACCGGCAAAATTCACAATAGGTATTTTCTTTAATAGTGATAATAGTAAAAGAGATGCAATTACACCTAAAAGAATTGTGTGGAATCAAAACGCTCAATTACCATTTCAACCAAACGATGTTACATTATATACTCAACCAAGTCAATCTGTACCATTTTATCAATGGCAAAATGATTATATGACAAGGGCTGAATTTTTAGAATTACCGTTAGGGATTAATATTCCATATCCTTTGTTAGGACGAGAAGTTATTTTTGGCTCGCATAAGAATGATTGGTACACAGAACCAATAAATAGTAATACCACTACATTCTTCCAAAGAAATATACAGTACTTAGACAGGACCGAAAATACCTCAAGATATTTTATGGCGGAATCTAATCAGGCAAAATACATGAAAGGGTTTATTTATAATGTAGATAGTGATGGTAATTTAAGAGAAGATTTAGGTAATATAACTGAAGACAAATATACAGTTGGTTCACCTTATCATTTTTATTTTGGATTAAAAAGAGGTAGAACTGCCGTAGATTTATTCTACATAAAATATGTTGATAGTGAAATTGTAATTGAATAACGATAATAAAATATCTATTGTCCTACCTACTGAAAGGTTTCAGGGGGCTCCTGAATTGGATAGTTATGTTGACATAAGTCTACAATCTAAACAAAAAGAAGTCATTGAGTATGATAGGAACTATAATCTTTTCTTAAACGATGTCTTTGATAAGGAGAGACAGGAGTCGACTAATTTTAATCTATCCTCAAAGTTTTCCGTAATTTTTCAAAATACGTATACTGGTAAAACTAATTATACTCAATTTAGAAATAATCTTTTTTATATTAATGAAAATTACTATCAGCAATTAAGTTTCCAACCTAATTATGATGGTTATTGGGGAGGGTATCCTGAGTTTAAAGAATTTGATTTAACAAGGAATGACTATAATGTAAGTGGTTACACCACATTTGGTACTCCTCACATTTTATTTCCTCAAAATAAATCTGATATTTTAAATTGGTCTTTTTACATTTCTTATCCGTGTAGGAATAACTATACTAAAACTCTTTCAAACTATAATGGTTATTATCTTAATTGGACTGTTGGCGATGGAATTCCATTTAAAACTTACTATTCTCAAATTAATGGTGAAAATTTAATAACGTTTGAGTGTTTTGTTAAACACGGATTGTCAGTTGGGGAAAGTGTTCAATTATCGGTATCGTATACAAACCCATCAAATAACACTGTCACAAATATATTTGAAGTTTATTATTTAGGAAATGAAACCGTTGGTTCTGAAGAATATTACTTCTCAATCCAAAATATAGGATTTTTAAATAACTTTTTAAATACCGATACCATAGGTACATTTAAAAGGGTTATTGACCCTGATAATTTAACTGAGACAACATCAAAATATTATATTAGAGAACATATTATTTTAAATGATTATGAAAATTTAGTAATAACTCCCTCGGGGTTTGAAAGACAAATATTTTCAGATAATGGTAAATTTTTCCCAGCCGCTTTAACTACAAATAATTTAAATAAAGTTGCGTTTAAAGAAGGTACTACAGTTTATAATTTAACTAATAAATTTAAAATTGATATTAATACAATTAAAGATAATCAAAACAGACCGTTAACTGAGTTATATTATACAATAATAAATAAAGGTTCGTTTGGGTGGTTTAATGAACCAGTTAACCAAGGTAATACTTCTCTTAAACAAGGATGGGAATTTAATATTGACTATGAAAATTTATCACCTTATTGGAGAAGAAACCCAAATAATAGTAATTCCGACACCTCAATAACTGTTTCAAGTTATCAAAAAATTGATAATGGTAATACTTTTACATTTTATTATAATGATGATTTAAATGTTGGTGATTTTTTAGATGGTGCATTTTGTGAGTGGAATGATTTTGAACAAAAAGAAAGAGAAATTTCTGAAATTTATCACAAATTTGTTTTAAATAGAAGTATATTAATAGATGATAATGCGACAATCGCGTCACAAATTAATCCAAAAGGTTATTATTATAAACCACATTATAAATTCACTCTTAGAGTTTTTTCTGACTATATTGAGACTGCTCCAATAACTGAAAATGTTGTTGATATTCCTGATTACGCGTTTTATTCGCAATCAGAACAAGAGTATCGTTGGAGAGATTTGTATCCTTATGGGTATATTGACGCTAATAATGTTGGAGTTGATAATCCGTTTACAAATAATAGTCATTATATACATAATAATTTTCTATTTAAAATTTTACCTGAGGGGTCAAACATTGCAAACAATAACATAAACTTTATTAACCAACCAATATCGGATGATTGTGAATAATTTTAAAATATTACAAAATACAAATAATGAATATAAATTAGTATTTCCTGTCGAAACAGACAATACTTATTTAGGTTTAGATATGGGGGTTGAAGTTATTCAAGATGAGGTAGTTAATGAAATAATTGGAACTCCTAAAAATTATGAAATTGCAAGGTTTGAATTTAAACCACCATCTATTGTATATACCGCATCTAGTGTTAATTTTAAATTTAATTTTTATGGAGGACCATCAGATGGATGGGTTCTAAGTTACTCACCAATATTTGAATACCAACAGATTTATTATAATACAAATTCATTTTCAAATTCTTTCTATAAATTAGATTTTTATGATTCTCGTGAAAAAAAGAAACAAAAAATAATTTTTACATTAATAATACCCACACAACAAGGTGAAATAGTTTCAGAACAGATATTCCCAAGTTGGTACGCTAATGATGGGTTTGTTAATTTAAAGACACCATATTTAAAATTAGATTATTTAAAAGATAAAGAAGGTTATTTTATTTATTTTTTGTCAGACCCGACACTATTAAACATAAATGAATTTTATGTAAGTTTTAAATTTTTTGATGGGACTAAAGGACAATTTAAAAGTTTTTTAACAATTAATCCAACGACATTTACTAATAATAATTTTAATCCTGATGAGTATTCTTTTTTAAAAGTTGTTTTAGATTACTCGGATTATACGTATCAATATTTTGATAATAATAATAATGCAATAGGTACAGTAACTTCGCCAATAAATCTTTATGAATATGTTAACCCATAATGGAAACTCAATATTATAGATATAAAATTTCACCTGAAGTTATTACCGGAGATGTTAGAACAGTTATTGTTGATAACGTATCTTATGGTGTAATATCGGGCATGACTGAAATTTTAAGTGGTGGTACAAACGGAAACTCGTTGTTAACAGATTTAAGTTTACCGATTTCATTATTTCAAACAGGTATTGATTACGGATATTATGATGGGTTTGATGGTGATTTATTACAAAAGGATGTCGTTACTAATTTTTTATTTACACAAACAGATGGGTCATATGCGGTGGAATTCTTTAACACATCTGAAATGAGTCAGAAAAAATTATTATCAGAATCGACATATAAAGTAGATTGGGGTGATGGTTCACCATTACAAACTATTTCTGTTGTTGCTCCAACACCTGTTTCGCATACCTATCTTTCAGTACCTTATACATATACTATTAAATTAATACAAAAAAATCCGTGGGGTATAATTGAAGTTGAAAAAAAAGTAAATGTCCCGTATGAATTAATACCTAATGATAACCCTTACGGTGAGGTGACATTTACCCCCCAAGGAGGCTCATGGTCCAACATTCCCGTCAGTTATAATTTTATTTTTAATGGTGATGCTGAAAATACAATTTCACAACAAGTAAGTTCAAATTATATTTCAGTACCATTTTATGTTACTGCAAGTACAAAATCACAACTTTCAGAATTATCTCTTTATGGACCTCAAAAATACGTAGTTAATCAACCAATATATTCAGGTGTTGGAATTAATTCAATTTACAAAGGAGTTATTTTTGGAATTGACCCTAATGGTACATACACTGGGTATACAATTAATAATATTGATTACTATGATTTTAATGATGGTACAACAATATTGTATGTACAAAGTAGGGGATTAACATCTGAAATGTTAATTCAATCGGCAATTACTAAAAATGAGTATCTTTTAGGAGTAATTAATCAGCCGGAAATCTACTCAAATGTATTTATTGAAAGAGGGAAAGATTCGGGTATTGAAAAAACACAAAGATTAGGTGAGGTACAGAATATGGGTGATTTGATTAAATACGGATATAAATTCTTCAAAATTAAAAAATATTAATTATGGCAATAGGTTCATACGGTACAATTAGACCATCAGATGTTTCACCCGCGGATGTTGAAATAATACTTCATTATACCCCATCAAGAGACTATACTGAAAATTTTGTATTAAAAAAACTTGATGCGTCTACTTTATTAACTCCGTATTTTAATAACAATAACACAGGTGGAAATCCTAATGTTGAAATTTTAGGCGGGTTATATAATTTAAAGTTACCATCAAATGAATTTAATAAATTAGGTATTTATACATTATATTTAAGACCTGTTCAAATTAGAACTGAAATAAGTGATTGTGGTGTTTTATCTTCATTACCAAATGTTAAAGGTATAGTAATTGACATTTCAAATGTACCAAGTCAATATCGTAACAAATTTGTCACACAAGGTTTAGTTGGATTTAGGGTTGAGTACTTAAATACCGATGGGTCAAAAGTACCTAATTTCTTCAGGTACATAACTTCAAGTTTTTATTGTGAACCTGTTACACAAAATTTAACAACAACACAACAAAAAGTTGTTAGATATCGATACGTTGATAACGCATCTAATTTGATTTTCTGTACGTTAACTCCATCATCGGCTCCGACAAATAAACCAAATGCGACTCCATATATTGGGGTACCTGGTCAAGATATTATAATTACAAATACATTTTTTAATCCTATTACTTTAGATGTTGAAATAGTTGAACACGATGCCTCAACACTGGCCTTAGCGTTATACGGTAATCAGACTAAATCAATGGATGACGGTATTTACACTATTTACGACTCAAGTAATAACATATATAAACAATATAACTTATACGAAATTAGAGACCAATTTAACGAACTTCTTTATGAGGTTAGACAAGACAGAGATGGTAACATTGATTTCAGTAAAAGTTACGATAATATAATCGCTTAATGGCTGTTACTAAGTATACATGTCCACCCCAAACCGCCGCTGGTTCTGGAACTTTCTCCAACAATTTGGTGGGGTTCCAATTAGTGCAAGGTGGAGGGTTTACTCAAGGTAATTTTGAGTTTACGACTTCAGTAACTGAAAAGTCTAATAGAACTTTTGAGACTGGAGTATTTTCAAATCCAATTTCGTTAGAGAGTTTAAATACAACAATTGAACAAAGTAGGTCAATCCTATCAAATAATTTTCAAGTTTTTCCAAATATAGATTTAAGTGAAGTTACTAGTTTTACGTTATATGGACCTCTTAATAAAAGACTTTCTTCTTCTGTTGAGCACATTGTAAATTATTTTCCTGCGGCTTTAGAGATAAGTAAAAATAGACCTGATTTTACAAGTGGGGTTACTGCAAATAATATAATATTTGACCCTAATGATAATGTGACAGAATTTGAGATTGATATTGAATCAATATCAAATCCATTTAATATTGACTTTACTACTAATGCGACTGTTAATTTATCATCTCGAGAGATTAAAGTATCGGATTTAAGAAATTTAACAGTTGAGTATCCTAATTACATTTTAGTTATAAACGGGGAAAATTATCCAATTAATAATATAACTCCATCAAGTAATTTAACTGCGGGAACTTTAACCGTGTTTGTTGAAGGTAATCCATTTGATAACAATCCAATCAGTTATGATTATTTAATTATAAGACCAAATGATGATGTTGTTAATAGAGTATTTAATTTAGAATTAGACTATGTTGATAAATTTATTTTAGATAGGTCAACAACCCCAATATACACTTCTCAATTTACAGTACCTTTAGAAAGTGATAATGGTACTGTGTATAATTCTACAGATAAAGTTACATGGCCATTATTTGGGGAATGGAATTTAGATATTTTAACTGATTCTTTCACGGTTTATTTAGAAAAGTTAAATGAAATTGCTGAAAATTTTGATAGCTACAAAACTAATTTAATTGCTAGATTCTTAGTTACCGATTCACTTGTAGAGTTTGATACCCAAGACCAAAAAGTTGATAAAGTTTTAAAAATTTATGGTAGAAGTTTTGATGAAACAAGAGTTTTCATTGATGCTTTGGCCAACATGACATCTGTTAATTATAATATTGGTAATGATATACCATCACAGTTGTTAAAAAATTTGGCTCAAACTTTAGGGTGGAATACGGATATTTCACCTATAACTAATGACAATTTTTTAGATTCTTTATTTACAACAAATCCAACACCATTGTTTGATGGTATAAGTTCTAATCCTACTCCCGATGAATTAAATTATCAATATTTTAGAAATTTGATAATGAACTCAGCTTATCTATTTAAGTCAAAGGGTACAAGAAAATCTATTGAAAGTTTATTAAGATTAATCGGGGCTCCTGACGCAGTTGTTGAATTTAACGAGACTGTTTACGTAGCTGACCAAAAAATTAATATAAATGAGTTTAATCAAAGGTACGAATTAATCGCAGGAGGTTCATACATACAACAATCAGTTGTTTTAGACTCTTCAACAACTTATTCAATACAAGGTAATATATACACCGCCTTTACAATAACAAATACTGTTATTGAAACTGATACTACAAGAAATGATTACCCTGTGGACAGTCAAGGTTATCCATCAATGGTAGAACCTAGTGAAAGTTATTATTTTCAAATAGGTGCGGGGTGGTTTGAATCTACACCTGTTCATAGAAGTTCGGAAATTATAAACTATACTACAAGTGTTTTTACAGGACAAAATTTTAATGTACAAACTCAATTATCTCCATTCACTTATGGGTTACCATATTTGCAAAGATATGAAAATTTACCTTATTTAAATCTTGGATTTGGTTTACAGAAAACTAAAGACAATAGAAAAAGTTGGGTATCTACAGATACTAGTCGACAAAATTCTGACGCTGGATTTAATTCAGATTATTATGTTGGAGATGATAGATTGGTTATTAATGTTAAAAATGTTGATTTATATTTAAACCCCGCACAAGGATTGTTATACGACGTTTGGTATATTTCCCAAACTTCAAATTATCCAATACCAAGTACCGGATTACCTAATTTTTCTTCCGCAAACTTATTAAATGGATTTAATCTTGGTGACTGTAATTATAGTGCGGGTACTGGAGTTAACGGTTTAGTTTATTGTGGGTTTGAATTTGACAGAACAGTAATCAATCCTAAACCTCAAAAAAAGACATTTTTTGAATTTGCTCAAGATTTTATAAAGAATATGATAAATGTTAGAGATAGATTATTTATCTCTGATGGTAAAACAGGAGGATATCCTAAATTACAATCTATATTTTGGCAATACTTACTATCTAATGAAACCGTTAATATACCAACAAATCAATTCACGTATGAAAAATTAATTGAATATGTTGAAGGGTTAGGGGACTATTGGATTAGATTAGTGGAACAAATGGTTCCCGCAACAACGATTTGGAATACTGGTGTTAAATTAGAAAATTCAGTATTTCATAGACAAAAATACGTATACCGAAGACAACAAGGATGTGAGATTATACCAATACCGTGTGAAACTTGTAATGCTACGGGACCATTGTTTTCTTATGATTGTAATTACGAAACAATTAGTTGTTCAATATATCCATGGAGTAATGGATTAACTTCAGTACCTTCATTTGCGGATGTATTGTATCAGACATTAAATAATTATTTAAGTCAAATTGGATTGACATTTAATGATTGTGATTTAAATAGTTTATATAGTACGTGGTATGTTGATATAAATGTAGGAGGAAATCAATTAATCCAACAATCATTTTTTGATGGGTATGGATTAAATAATAGTGATTCATTCCCAACACAAAGTCAATGGGTAAGTGCTTTACAGACTTATTTACCACAACTTAATAATTATAATTTAAATTATTATATAAGTAATTCTATTTTGTATGTACAGAATTTGGATTGTGGGCAAGATTTTTTAAACCAAACGTTTAATTTAAACGTGGGTATAAACTTTTCATTAGCATGTAATTAATGGCGATAACGTTAAATTATGAATTACAAATCACAGGTGACTGTCAAAGCAATTCATCAGGTGCGGTTGGACTTACAATTTTTGGAGGTACCCCTAATTATACTATAACATGGTTATCACCTGCATTATCACCAATTGTATTGGTTGGTAGTGCAACTACGATAACTTCATTATCAGGAGGGTCTTATAGTTTTTATGTAAGTGACCAATCAATTCCGGTAAATAACACAACTAACATTAATTTTTATATTAACACAGGATGTTGTGTTTCAATAGATGTTCAAGATACTACATGTAATTTACCTAATGGTTCATTAACGGCCACTACCGCTTACGCTCCTTCGTATGGTACAGTTTATTTATATCGAGAAGGTGTGTATGTTACAAGTGCTCTAACTACTGTTGTGACTCAAGAGGCACCTCCACCCTTATATTCAAATCCTCAAGTTTCAACTTCGGCATTTTTTGATGGGTTATCTGCCGGAACATATCAGGTAACACTTTTTGATTATGGTGGATGTCAGTGTTCAAGTCAAACTTGTATTATAAGAAATTCTTCAGAGTTTGATTTTGGGTTACTTGTTGCGAATGCTTCATCATGTAATAATGGATACGGAAAACTTACTATTACTGGTAATACAGGACAACCTCCATTTTTGTACGAATGGTCGTCAAATGTACCGAACGCAAGTATTACTGCAACTACTGTTAGTGGATTGTCCGCGGGTAGTTATAGTGTGATAGTTACGGACTCAACTGGATGTCAAGTAACTAAATCCGCAATAATTAATACAGTACCGCCTTTAGGGTTAAATTTTTATACATCCACACAAGCATCTTGTCTCTCAAATGATGGTACTGTGACATTAAATATTTCAGGAGGTACTCCTCCGTATTATTACATACTATCAAATGGTGACTCGGCAATAAGTTATTCTACGACGTATACTTTTTCAGGCTTAGCTGCTAACACATATACAGTACAAATAGTTGATTTGGCTCTTTGTAATTTTTCACAAGATATACAAGTCCCAATGGAGGGTAATTTTAATGTGATATCTGTTGTTACAAACAATGTGACATGTACATCATATGGTTCATTATCAGTTAATTTAATAGGTAACTCACCATTTACATATACATTAGAGGATAGTAATGGTATTTCAAATACTGTTATTACACAAGTAAACAATTATCAGTTTACAAATTTAACTGCCGATACATACACGTTAACTATTTCTGATTATTTAGGAAGTTGTGAATACACCGATACCTACACTATTGAACAATCAAATGACTTTATAATTAATGTTAGTTCAATTGATACTACTTGTAATTCTGATAACGGATTTATAACGGTTGATATCACACCAATAAATTCTACAACTTTTACATATGAGTTAGTGGGTATTGAAAGTTATGGACCGACAAATGACACTTCATATACTTTTAGTTCACTTACAACTGGAGTCTATTCAATTGTTGTTACGGATGAAAGTGGATGTACACAAACGGCAACAAGCGTTTTAACAAATCAATCTGAAGTTAATTTTGATTTGTATTCGACAGGATGTGGTACAGGTGCTCAAGGTACTGCAAGTGCAATTATAAATTCAGGAATCCCACCATTTGATTTTTATTGGAGCGCAAGTACTATCGATGGGTTTATCTCTATTGGTACTCAGGAAGGCATTTATTTAACAGGATTAACTAGTGATTTATATAGTTTAACTTTAACAGATAATAATGGTTGTGTTTTAACTAAAACAGTCTCAGTAAGTTGTGGTAGTTTAGTTAGTTCTTCTTATCAAGTTTTTAACATTTGTCAACAGACTTTTACCGAAACCTCAAATCAAAAAAGAGGAATAATACAAATGTATAATGAAGGATACTTAGATTTGACTAATGGGTCAAATTGTATTTTAAATTATGCCAATTTTATTGTTGAGGTGACATTGGGTTCTCAAGTGTATGCCACCCAATTTTATACATCTAATTCTTTAACTAATGCTCCGACTGACGATTTATTTATAAGTGCAATACAATCATCATTAAACGGTGCTTATGGTGTAGGGAATGTTATTATTGATTCTTCTATGAACATTGTCGTAATATCTTCAGATTGTAATTTAAGTTATGATATATTACAAGACTTAAACATAACTATTGATTTAAAAATAGAATACGACATTGATTGTCAATCATAATAGATGTGTCTTATAACTTTAAATAACATAACAGGAGTACCTCCATACACAGTGGAGGTCTGTGATTATTTTAAAGTTAATTGTCAAACCATTGCGTACTACGATTCTTACATACCTCCACAGTTAGTATTATCAGTACCTGCACCATATAATACTGCTCCGGTAGTTGTGGTAAGGGTTTATGATGCGAATGGATGTATTAGTGAAAGTAGTCTAAGTATGTTTACCCCAACACCTACCAATACAAATACTCCAACTGTTACCCCAACACCTACAATTACACCAACTAACCAAACCCCTACCCCAACACCAACTAATACCCCAACACCAAGTATTACATCAACTAAAACTCCTACACCAACTATTACTCCTACTGCTTTAACACCAACTCCTACGTCAACCCCGACACCAACTCCTCAAACTCCAACACCGACTCCGACTAACACCCCTACTGTGACCATTACTCCGACTGTGACTAAAACAAAAACTCCAACAACAACAAATACTCCTAGTGTTACTCCGTCACTATCTCCGTTACCACCAACTAAAGCGTTCTTATTCATTGAACCTCAAAGTGGTAGTACGGATATTGGACAATGGATGTACGATAACTCACAGACATTCTATGGATTTACAAATAGTACTGCTCCTGCACTTAATCAAAATAAATTTAATCAACAATTAAACATTTATGTCGATTTCTCAGGATGGACATCAGGATTGTTCCCATCAATCATAAATCAGGATGTTCCACAAACAACTGGTGGAAATGATTCATTTGGTAATGCTATTGTTGCATATAATTTCAAAACAACTAAAGTCGATAAAAACACTGTTTCAGGTAAAGCGTGGTACACATGGATGATTCCAACAGGAATGACTAATGGATTATACCAAACTAAAATTGATTATAGTACATCAAGTCCATCTATGCCACCAACAACTGTAAATACTGAACCAACAATATATTCTTATTATTTTACTTACAGTGGAACTACAATACCTCAAACGACATATAGGGTTTATACAACTTACCCATCAACAAACTTTAATTTATTGAATACTTCCGATATATATTTTAAAGGAAATACAGTAAGTTAATAATTATAGTATATGTCTACATTCCCATATAAAAACCCAATAAGTTCAGAACAATTAAATGGAGTACAATCTGTTGAAAGGTCCGAAACATTTGGAACAAATTTTTCAGTACTTGGAGTTGGTGGGTACATGGAGGTATTTAATCTTACTGATTTAGTATATACAATACCATTTGCAACATTTGGACCAATTGAGTATAGTGGTAATACCATACCAATACAATTTACAAAGGGGACTGGTGCGGTATTTTCACCTGATGTACTAACACTTAATTCTGATAATATATCTTCGGGAAGAAAAAGGTTGGGTATGTTGGCTTACGTCTATGAAGACGACCAAGTGTACCAATTCAGAATTGATAATTACGAATCATTATGGTCTGCGGTAACTGCAACTACTGCAATTACATTTTATGATTTTGGAACCACAATTAATAATACGACTGTTGCAAGTCAAAACTTCATTAACGCTTGGACGGCATCGACTATTGAAGGTGTTGGAGGCGCAACACACGCTACCGCTATTTGGAAAAAATACGGTTCAACTGGAAGTACCTCATCCGCAAGTACTTTATATATTACAGGTACAGGAATTAATTCCACAATAAGATGTGGGGTTAATAATACGGCTGCGGGTGATTTTGGAGGTGCTCTTGCGGGTTCAGGTAATACCGCTTCAGGTAATTATTCATTTGTTGGTGGAGGACAAGGTAACACCTCAAGTAATTATTTTTCAACAATCGGAGGAGGAGGTTTTCATACATCAAGTGGATTTTATTCAACCGTAGGTGGTGGACGTTGTAATACATCAAGTTCCTATAACTCAACCGTAAGTGGGGGATATTGTAACACCTCAAGTAGTAAATACTCAACTGTTGGTGGTGGATATAAAAACAACTCAAGTAGTAAATACTCAACCGTAGGTGGTGGAGTTGGTAATACTGCAAGTGGTTACAACTCAACCGTAGGTGGTGGAGTTGGTAATACCGCAAGTAGTTATAACTCAACCGTAAGTGGGGGATATCAAAACACCTCAAGTAGTAAATACTCAACCGTAAGTGGGGGATATCAAAACACCGCAAGTGGTAATAACTCAACTGTAGGTGGAGGACAAGGTAACACCGCAAGTTCTTATTACTCAACCGTAGGTGGAGGACAAGGTAACACCTCAAGTAGTGAATACTCAACTGTTGGTGGTGGTAAATGTAATATAGTTACTGGTAAAGGTGTGTGCTCCTCAATTTTAGGGGGTAACTATAATAGTGTTGAATCACAGGCTTCCTCAATTTTAGGAGGATTAGGTAATATTGTTAAATCTTATGCTGGTAACATTAATGGTGGAGTCTCTAATATTATTGGTAAGGGTATAACGTATTCAAATCTATATTGTACGAATTCTGGTTATAATAGAGTATATCTTAGTGGGGATGTTACAGCGTTATACCCTAATGGTGACACTGTCCAATTTTTTAATAATTATGATGGTAATTTAATTAAAGGTGATATTACTAATTCATCATATAGTGGGGGGTATACTTGTTTGGATTTATCAGTGAATACTGGGTCAAATGTATATAGTACTCCAATTATTAATCTTAATAACGTAGGTATCTATGGATGTTTCAATACCATCAATGGAGGGTATGTAAATAGTATTAGTTCTCAATATTACGCAACAATTGGAGGGGGGCATACAAATTGCGCAACAGGAAATGGGTCGACAATAGGTGGAGGTGAAGATAATGAGTCAATTGGGCCGGTATCAACCATAGGTGGAGGAAATGGTAACACTACAAATGGAAATGGGTCGACAATAGGTGGAGGGAGTGTTAACACTGCAAATTGTTTTTGGTCGACAATAGGTGGAGGAAATAGTAACACTGCAACTTGCGATTATTCAATAGTAGGTGGTGGGTATAAAAATACCTCAAGTGGTTGTTACTCTTCTGTATTAGGAGGTTTAATAAATTGTGCTTCAGGTAACTCATCCATAATTGGGGGTGGTAAGTGTAATTGGGCTAATGGAGGGTGTGCGACCGTAAGTGGGGGGTATAAAAACTATTCAAACGGACCTTCTTCATTTATTGGAGGGGGACAATTAAATACCGGAACATCTGTTAATAGTGTTATCGCAGGTGGACAAGTAAACTGTGTCACAGGTAGCTCAGGAACTATTGGTGGTGGTTATAAAAATATTTCGTATGGTGACTTTAGTACTATTAGTGGTGGTTATTTTAACTGTGCGGTAGGAGGATGTTCATCAATTTTAGGTGGTTATAAAAACAATTCTTGTGGAACTCATAGTGCGGTTGTTGGAGGTACTGGTAATAATGCTGTTGGAACTTGTTCATTTATTGGAGGAGGAAGTTCAAACTCAGCAACAGGACTAACCTCAACAATTGGTGGGGGTATTAATAACTGTGCTTATGGAGCTTGTTCATCTGTTCTTGGCGGAAAATGTAATACTTCATCAGGAATATATTCAACCATATCAGGAGGGTATAGAAACTTTTCTTGTGGTTCTTATAGCTCAGTAGTTGGTGGTAGATTTAATACCTCGTCAGGAATTTACTCAACCATATCAGGGGGATACCGAAATATTGTATCAGGTTGTACTTCGTTTATTGGTGGTGGTACTTTAAACTGTTCTTGTGGAAATCAGTCATCAATACTTAACGGACAGTCAAATATTATCACTCCTTCATTTGCGAATGTTACAATATTAAATGGTTCCTCAAATACGGGTAATACAAGTAATAGTGTAATTTTAGCGGGATGTTCAAACATTCTATCAGGAGCAAGTTCAAAATTTGCGTATACAATTATTGGTAATGGATGTTTAAATAGGGTTTTAGGTGATACATCAAATATTTTAAACGGATTTAATAATTTAGTAAGTTCCCTTGGAACGTTTACAACAATCCTAAATGGATGTTGTAATTCCGCATGTTCTATTTCATCAACTATTAGTGGAGGGTATAAAAACACAACAAGTGGGTCATATAGTTTTATAGGGGGTGGTAGGAACAATACCACTAGTAATATCTATGGTTCAATTATTAATGGTACCGGAAATACCTCATCGTCTGTTTCATCATTAATTGGTAACGGTATTGGTAATACTGTCTCATCAAGATATGGTAGTGTAATTAATGGTATATGTAATTTATCACAAGGAGCTTCTTTTAACACCATCACTAATGGATGTTTGAATAACATATGTGGTAAAACCTCTTGTTTTTCAAGTATTATTAATGGTAGTGGTAATACAATTAATACGTCAACATACTCATTTATAGGTAATGGTAGTGGTAATACATTATCAGCAAACACAACAGGGTCATTCATTTCTAATGGTTATAACAATATTGTTTCGGGGTGTAGCTCTTATATAGGTAATGGTAACTCTAATACTATAAGTGGTAATTATTCCGCAATTATTAATGCCGGTAAAGGATTTACCTATGGGGGAAGTATTATATGTGGTTCACACTCAACAATAATAAGTAATAATGGAAACGTTGGTAAATGTGGGGGATGGATTTGTGGGGACTCAAATTTAATCGGTAATTCAACATCATCTTGTATTTGGCGTAATACTTTTTCATTACAAATGAACACCAATTGCTCTCAAATTATTGATGGTAATGATAAAGGATGTTCTTATAATCAAATTATTGGAGGTACTAATAGTTTTGTTTGTGGTAGTTACGCGACCACTGTTATTAATGGATTTGGACATCAGATTAATAATGTGACTTACGGTTTTGTTGGTAATGGTAGTCATGTTATGGGAGGTCATAATAATGTTACAACGTCGGGTTATACATCAATAATAAATGGAAATAGTAATATTATTTGTTTTTCATCTCATTCGTTTATTGGTGGAGGGACATCAAACAGAATATGTGGGGCAGCTAAAAATTTGACAGGTGTTTGGTCATTTATTGGTAGTGGTTTTGGTAACGGAACTTGTGGAGGTACACCTGATTGGAACAATTTAGTATTTTCACCATCAGGTGCTGTAACTCAATCATCAGGAACTTTTTCATTTATTGGAAATGGATTTCAAAATAATACGACAGGAAGCGGGTCAACGGTTGTTAACGGTTATTGTAATTATAACAATGCTGATTGGTCATTTGTGGGTAATGGTAGTGGTAATACATTAAATGCGTGTTACTCAACTGTTGTTAATGGAATTGGTAACTGTATTTGTAATTTAGCATATTACGGCTCAATACTTGTTGGAAGTGGTAATACTAATAGTGGTTGTTATTCTACTATTGTAAGTGGTAATAGAAATAATATAGTTTCAAGACCATCTTCATTTATTGGTGGTGGGTGTTGTAATATTATAAGTGCTAACGTTTCTACATTTTTAATTACTGTTGTTGGAGGATGTTGTAATATTGGTTCAGGAGGTAATTCATTTATAGGTGCTGGAAGTTGTAACTCTAATAGTGGTGGGACATCATTTATTGGTGCGGGAGCTTGTAACACAGTATCATCAAGCTATTCTTCAATTGTTGGTGGAAGAGGGAATACTATTAATACTGGTTCTTATTCATCTATTTTAGGTGGGATTTCAAATACTGTTTCTGGAGGTTATAGTGCGGTTTTAGGAGGATGTGGTAACACCTCAAGTAGTAAATATTCAACTATTGGCGGGGGATGTTTGAATACTAATTCAAGTGTTGCAGGATTTATAGGTGGTGGTCTTAGAAACTCAGGACTTACAGGTAATTATGTTACTGTAGTTGGAGGTGAATTAAATTGTACAATAGGTGCTTGGTCATTTATTGGTGGAGGACAATGTAATAGAAGTTGTTGTTCTTATTCTTTTATTGGTGGAGGACAATGTAATGTTATTTCAGGACAAAGTACGACAATTGGTGGAGGGTTTAAAAATTCTGCGTGTTGTGACTTTGCGTTTTTAGGAGGGGGGTATCAAGGGATATCAAATGGGTGTTATTCAGTATTAGGAGGAGGTTTAAATAATATTTCTTGTTTATTCTCAACATCTGTTTTAGGAGGTGCTAATAATTCTGGTCATACTTCATACTCATTTATTGGTGGTGGTATTTGTAATGCGGTTACTTCAGGTAGTGATTGTTCAGTAATTAATGGTGGATTCTGTAATAGGATATCTAATTTAAATTCATTTGTTGGTGGAGGAGGGTGTAATTCGGTTACAGGTCAATTTAGTGGTATTGTTGGAGGTAGTGGAAATACTGTGTCGTCTAATTTTTCATTCGCTGCTGGATGTGGATTAACCGCTTCTGTGGCATGTACATTCTATTCTAATAATTTTTGTGGAACCACTTCAGTTAACTCTCCAAGTTTTAGCGGTTCTGTTGGTACTATTTCAGGAACAAAAGGAAGTATAACTATAAGCGGTAGTTCCGTAGGAGCGTTAACCACATTTTGTGGAAGTGGAACAGTCGGAGGCGCTAGTTACATAGATTTTATTAGAGTTACCAATAACTCAGGAGGTGCAACAAACCCAAATAAAACTTTTAGAGTGAATGGTACAGGAGGACTTGAAGTCGTTAACAGCACTTATGGTACAATTATACTCTCACTTACGGATGCCGGAGTATTAAGTACACCAGGAGGTGGAACATCCGATTTAAGAAGAAAAATAAATGTTCAGTATATTAATGATGAAATCACACCACATATTTTAAATTTAAAACCTGTTAAATTTGAATATAAAGATTATAGTGGTACAACAAGACACGGTTTTGTAGCACAAGATGTACTTATTGCATACCCTGAATTAGTGCTTGGCGATGGTGAAAAAGAAGACGGAACATACGGACTAGATTATGATGGTATTTTATCTCTAACAGTTAAATCATTACAAGAAACAATATTAAGAGTTGAAAAACTTGAAAAAGAAATTGAATTACTTAAAAATTCATCTTCACAATAACCAATACATATTTTATATTTTAATCAAACTCTTTGATTATGAATATAATTTTCCAAATTAATGGTGGTATAGGTAAATGTATTTTGGCAACCGCAGTTACCGAAGTAATTAAAAAAAAATACCCAAATTCTAAACTTATTGTTGTCTCAGGATATCCTGATGTTTTCTTAAACAATCCACATGTTGACCGAGCGTTTAATTTTGGTGAACATTCTTATTTTTATTCTGACTATATTGAAGATAAAGAATTCAAACTTTTGGCTCATGACCCATACCTTGAAACTAACCATATTAATAAAACAGAACATTTAATTGAAACTTGGTGTAAACTATTTGATTTAGAATATAATGGTGAACAACCAAACATATATCTAACTGAGAGAGAGATTAATTTCTTTTCAAGAAAATACACAACTGATAAACCAATCATGGTTATTCAAACTAATGGAGGGGTTGAACAAAATTTGAAATACTCTTGGGCTCGTGACATTCCATTCCATATTGTTGAAAGTGTGATTGAAAAATTTAAATATGGTTACACTATTTTTCACCTGAAAAGAGAAGACCAACCATCTTTCGCTAATACAATCCCTGTCACTGATACTTTTAGGTCAGTTGCAACTTTAATTGCGATAAGTAATAAAAGATTTTTTATGGATAGTTTTGGTCAACATGTTGCGGGAGCTCTAAAATTAGAATCCACAGTTTTGTGGATTGTTAACTCACCAAAAGTATTTGGATATGAAACAAATAAAAATATTGTTTCAAACCAATTCACAAAAAAACCAGAATTAAAAATGTCATATTTAAACAAGTTTAACATAATGGGAGAACCTTTGGAATTCCCATATAATGATGAGTTTGAAATGTTTGACATTGAGAACATATTAAATTCTTTAAGTAACAATGAACATCCCGATACCAAATAAAATTGAAGTGAAATCGTCCCCAATTCACGGATTTGGGGTTTTCGCGATTGAAAAAATATTAAAAGATGAAATAATTGAAACCTGTTATTCAATTTTTTTCAAAACAGATTTAGGGTCAAACGATGATATATTACTAAAATATCGTTTCTCATATCCTTGTGGGGCATCTCCAATAAAGTACGCAATACCTCTTGGGTATGGGTGTATTTACAATCATAGTGATGATAATAATGCAACATGGACATGTGATTCAGATAATGGAATGTATTATTTTATTGCGGTTAAAGATATTGAGCCAGGTGAAGAAATTTGTACATCATATGGAAAAAAAGAATATTGGGAATCAGTAAAAAAAATATATTAAAAATGGAAAGATTATTTTTTCAGAGTTCACTACCACGAGCAGGTAGTACTCTACTACAAAACATTTTAGCTCAAAACCCTGACATATACGCAACACCAACAAGTGGTGTTTTAGAGTTAGTGTACGCGGCTAGAGCAAACTATAGTAATTCACCTGAATTCAAAGCTCAGGACCCTGAACTTATGAAAAACGCATTTTTATCTTTTTGTAAAGAGGGGTTAACTGGTTTTTATGAAAGTATTACTGATAAAAAATATGTGGTTGATAAAAGTAGAGGATGGGGTGTCCATTATGGATTTTTACAACAAATTGTTGATAAACCAAAAGTTGTTTGTATGGTGAGAGACCTTAGAGATATCTATACCTCTATGGAAAAAAACTTTAGAAAAAATCAGCACAAAGATTTTGGGATTGTAAATCATTCGGATTTGAAAGGAACATCAACACCTAAAAGAATAGACATATGGGCAAACTCACAACCTGTTGGTATGGCGATTGAAAGACTACAAGAAATTTTCAGACAAGGTATTAATGAAAATATGATGTTTGTTAAGTATGAGGATTTATGTTTGTATCCCGATTTAATCATGAGAAAAATTTATGAATATTTTGAAATACCTTATTTTGAACATGATTTTGAAAACATTGAACAAATAACAAAAGAAGATGATGAAGTGTATGGTATTTTTGGGGACCATAAGATAAAAAAGACTTTAGAGTTATTACCATCGGATGCTCAAAAAATTTTAGGTTCAGATATTTGTGATTGGATTTATAATAATTATGGGTGGTATAACGAGATTTTTAAGTACCCTAAAAATATGTAGTTTATTGGTATTTATATTTGAATGAGTTGCTACATAACAATCCCAAATATAAGCGGTACCCCACCCTATCAGATAACTGTTTGCGATAATAACAATAATAATTGTTTTCTTGCGGCATATGAGTTATCATATGTACCTCCAACAATATATGTTGATGTCCCATCCGATTGGTCAGGTTTACCATTTGTGATTGTTTCAGTACAAAGTTCAGAAGGTTGTGAAGAAATTCAATTTGTACCTACCACACCTACACCAACACCTACCCCAACTGCCACTTCTGTAGGGCCGACACCGACACCAACAATTACACCAAGTATTACTCCATCTATAACACCTACTAAATCAGTACCTGTACCTCCATATTTCCAAGTTCAAAATATTAATGGAGCGAACCCTCAGTCAATAACTTTAAACGCTAAATTAAATAGTAAATTTACGGTAGATTTTGGAGATGGGACAGCTCCGTTAAATTATTCAATTACTAACCCTTCTTACACTGGCGCTACAAATTTAGTCGCATTAAGTAAAAGTTATGTACCTTCAGATTATATTACAACAATATATGATTTAAGATATGGTTCACCTACTTTTCCAAATTCCGCTGACGGTTTAAGGGATATATATGTTGATAAAATATCTAAAATTTTTGTGAATGATTATACCTTTACTGCATTTACTAGTTTAGACGGAATATATATCACTAATTCTACTGTCGATACTTTTAAATTTGCATTGACAAACGCCTTTGATGTTTTTACTTATCAATACAACTCGGCAACTACTTTTGATTTTGAAATATTAAATCCAACATCTATTACTCAGTTACAGAATGTTTATTATCGTTATAATAATTTTACTTCGGCGACTATTAATTATTCGGGATATACTACAACTTCACGACCCGCATCACTTGTTATCACAAATAACTCGAGTTTGACAAATCTTAACTTTGCCCCACCTCAAAGCGGAGGTGTTATTTACATATATGATAATGGACAATTAAGTGATATTAATTTTATAAAACCATTAAGTTCAAGCACTACGGTTTCAAGGATTGACTTACATGCAAATCGTTTTACAGGGTGGACAACAAATTTCCCAACACAAGTTTCCAGAATTGATATGGAACAACAACAGGGAGGGTTTAGTTTAGGTGTAAACTCATTTAGATATTTCTCACCTGATTTGTCAAATAATACAGGTTTGACACAATTAAATTTATATACCAATAGTTTAACAAGTATTACTGAAACTATATCAGGTTGCACATCATTGACCAATTTAAGAGTTGATAGAAACCAATTAAATACACTACCACCTATACTTCCGAATTCTATCACTGACCTAACCGCTCATAGTAATTATTTTACAGGGTATACTTCTAATTTCCCAACGTCCATGAATTACTTTAATATTAATAAAGGGACTGGGAACCCTTCATTACCTACTTGGAATGTTGAAATTACGGGAGCGACAAATTTACAAACATTTTTGGCTAACTCTGTTGGACTAACTGCGTGGACTAAAAATTTCCCAACGTCAATAGTTACTATAGATTTTAGTGAAAATAGTCTCACCTCATTCCTTAATTCAATTTCAGGAAACACAAGTTTAGTTACACTATCTCTTAATAATAATAATTTAACTTCAATCCCCCCAATTTTTCCTAACTCCATTCAAACATTAGAATTACAAAATAATGATTTAACGGGTTATACTAGTAATATTCCAACATCTTTAGTGACCTTCTCAATCGAAAATCAATTTGTGATTGGTAACTATATACCTGAATGGTCTCAAGAATTGACAGGTTCTACAAATTTGAATTCTTTTGATATAAGTAGAGTTGGATTAACTGGATGGACTAAGACCTTCCCGTCTTCAATACGAACAATCGATTTTAATAATAATAATCTTACTAATATTAATTTTGGATTAATGACAGGGGCGACTAATATTAATTTAGGTGTTAATTTGACTTTAAGTGCTGCGACTAATTTAAGTGCGGTTACAAATTTAGTAACTCTGTCTTTGAACTCAACTGGTTTTAAAGATTCGTCAGATTTTATACAAGGAAATTTTCCTAAAACTCTGAAAAATTTTAATATCACTCTTTCTACTAATTTATCAGGATGGACTAATTCTTTTTCGGCTCTGACAGGGTTTACTTACGGATATTTCTATAGGACAGATTTAAAAACGGCTGCGGTAGATTTCTTACTTGAGGATTTTTATAAATTGGCGACCGCTAATACATTAACAAATAAAACTTTATTATTTACTGGAACGTCAATCCCACAACCTGAATCCCCGACAGGTGGTTTATCTAACCCATATTATTTGGCCCTAAAAAATTCCCCATACAATTGGACTGTAACTGTAAAACCATAATGGATTTATTTTTCATAAAACTTATTTAGTATTATTTATTATATAGAAAATTATGTTTGTACCACCATATAATTATTTAGTTGTTAGTTGTTGTGACGGAGCTCAATATATCATCAACATGCCAAGTGGAGGACAGGTTGGTGAGATGTGGTATATTAATACTGTTGAAGGACCAAGTTTTTGTTTTGTAATTGAAAATTTAATAGGTCCATCATCTTCAGGTTATGATTATGGTGCGGATACTGCGGAAATAGTTTTAAATGGACTTAATAATTGTTCCGAAGCTCCTGGATTTTGTTGTGCAACATCCCCAACCCCAACACCTACGGTTACAAGAACTCCTACTTTAACCCCTACCAAAACAAAAACTCCAACACCAACAAAAACAAAAACTCCAACACCAACAAGAACGGCTACCCCAACTAAAAGTATGGGATTTACACCGACCCCAACTGTTACAAGAACTCCAACTGTCACACCTACAATGTCGGTCACTCCGACAATAACACCAACTGTTTCAGTATCTAGAACTCCATATCCTGAAATAACCGCAAGTTTACGTATTACAGGTAGAAATGAATGTGATATTATTACCATTTATCCAATGGAGGTACAATGTCAGACAGTTCAAGAACCAAGTACCTCAACATCAAGTGACGGTATATTATCTTTATTTATAACAGGAGGTACACCACCATATACAATACAGTGGTCTAATGGTCAAACTTCACAAACTTTAAATAATGTTAGTTATGGATTTTATACTGCGGTGGTTACAGATTATTACGGAGATTTCTCATCCACAACTACTTGTGGATTTTATGCTCCGACACCTACACCGACCACTACTCCTACCACTACGCCAACTATGACTCCATCAAGAAGTGTGGGAAGTAATCCTGTAATTCCAAATCTATGTATGTCATTTACATACTGTGAACAGTCATATTTGATTACATTTATTAATAATGGAACATACAATTCTCATTACTCTTGGATTTCTGAAGATGGACAATATTTCATATTACATAATGGTAGTTATTGGGAATTCATTGGATTAGTAATGTGTGGTAGCCAAACTCCTCAATTAAGGACAACAACAACGTCATCGATACCTAATAATGGTTGGACATTCTTAGGTGCTGGAAATACAGTAAATGGACCAGTTATAGTAACTGAGGGTACTTGTTCGTCTCAACCATTGGCATTGACATATACGGCTAACGGTGCGTGTACTAACAATGGAAGTATTTTATCAACTGCGAACGGAGGTTCTTCACCGTATACATATTCAATTGATAACATTACTTATCAAAATTCTCCATTATTTAATAATTTGGTATCAGGAAATTACACGTTGTATGTTATGGATAATAACAGTAATACATCTAATGTTGGTGTAACAGTACCACAAATTGCAAATCAAAATTATGTTATAAGTGTTAATTTTGTTGGTAACCCAACAGGGAACTACACAACTACAAATTGGACATCTAATCCATCTTCGATATATACTACAACTATTACAAATGGTAGATTAGCACAAATTACAATCACTCCATCATTACCTAGCGGTGTTATTGTTGAATTTGATTTAAGTTTTACAAGTCAAATAACCCAATCACCTCAATATAATTCTTCAGACTATTATAATTGGGGAACAAGTAATTCAGTTGAAAAAAATTCAATATTACAGACACCTGTGGTACAACCTCAGAGTATTACTAATTTCCCATTAGCGGGATGTAAAGGAGCCCTATCAGGTAAAACAATTGTATTAGATGTTGATATGTATAATGGTCTACAAATGATTAGTACCGATACATACGATTTATCATTCAATCATTCAATACTAATAGGTAATAAACCAAATGGTGTATTTCCTTGTAATAAAAAGTATGAATACTTATTGAAATACCAATTAAGAAACATAAAACTTTATAACGCACCTTGTTCAACAGTATCGATAGGTAATGACATAGTTCAAGTTTCAGTTAATTTAGGTCAACAATTTTTTGGAGGGTAATAAAATTTAGATTTTGATAATTATTATATATGGGTTATATTTTACAAAATACATCAGGTTTAATTTCAACTAGAATTACAGATGTTGGGAGAAGAAAGATATCGCAAGGTAGTTTAAATATACAGTATTTCCAAGTAGGGGATAGTGAGGTATCTTATACCGGTGTTACAAATTCAGTGTCAACCACTTCAAAAATTTTGATGCCACCATATAATGCTCAAAATAATACAGGGTTCCCTCAATCTACTAAAAATTATATTAAATACCCATATTACATGCAAGGTACCTCAGGTAACACATATGGTATACCTTACATGGAATCTGAATATGTATCAATATATAATACTGCGGAACCTAGAGGGTTTTTTTCTGGAGACTCAACATGTTGGTATGTACAACCTTGTTCAGCGTATACTATTAATAGCGAGTTTGATACTGATACAACACTACTTGACGGTGGTATATTAGTAGAAGCTTCCTCAAATCCATTGGCGTGTGATACTACTGCAAATGGAACTATTGAGATTGGTGATTTAATAACAATTTTTTATAATCAAACGGACCTTTGTTCATGTTATCAATCTTGTTACCCTACTCTAACATATCGAGTTACTTATTATGATTCAGGTAGCAATTTAATTGGTTTAGATAGACCTTGTGTTAATTTTACAAATATTACAACTACTGCAAATTCTAGATTAATGGTATACCCTTCAGGTATGACTGAGTTATATGATACAATAACTCCGGCTGGACATTGGAATGATGATGTTGTTAATTATGAATCACTATGTTATACTGACCAAATTTCTTCACTTATATGGAATATGAATATAATATGGTCTGAAAGTATTGCGGGATTAAATAATGCAATATACCAAGATTATAATTATTATAATTCAAAAGACTATATTGGGACTAAAGAATATTTAGGTTACATGTCTTCTTTAGGACAATCAGCAACTACTGATGTTTATTATTATAATTCGTATAATGAAAAAATAATAGTGACACCTGAAGAACAAAAATCTATCGCGGTAATACATTTCACTAATCAATCTATTAATAATTTTTACGGTGAAAAATTTGCGGTTGAGGAATACGACGTGAATAATCCAGGTGAAACGGGACAAGCTAGAAATTTTAAATTACATATACCTACAGTAATGTGGCATAAGGGTACTAATTGTTGTTCAGGTGAAACGTTTTATATTGACCCACCTGTAAATGGTGGAGGATTTATGGAACAAGGATTACTATTATCGTCAAAAAATTCAGATATGAATAACCCTGGTATTAGATATTATACTTTATGGGATAATCATTCAACATCTACAGGTTTACCTAGCAGAATTGGTAAAGTATTCCCTGATGACCAATTGGTTGTAATTGATGACCCTGAAATAATTGCGATACTATCATATAAATCGAATAGGAATTGGACGTTACCTGCTCCAAAATTAACATTAACTGCTCCTAATATATGTAATGGGGATATAAATAGTGACGGAGTATTAAGTGCGGAGACAGAAACATTATGGGTGTCATATGGATTCTATAATAATTCAACTTTCACTAGTTCATTACATTGTCAATATTACCAACAAATTATAGGACCAACAAGTGGATGTACTAATTATTCTATGGATGTTTCATTAATTTTTGGTAATGAATTTGGATGTATGAACACTGACGGGATTGTTGGTTTCGTTGCCGAGGAATTTTATGTGATTGCTCAGAAAGTTACTACTGGAGATAGACCGAATCCAAATTTATGGAAAGAAATTGATTTTACTGACCAATTAAGTGGATATACAGTTAACGGGTATATCACACCTCAAGGACTAACGGCTAGTACATTTACAATTACATCTACTTTATATGATAACGCACCAACACATGACATGGGTAGTGTTCTTTACTTACCGACTGTTGGAAGTACAGGGGAATTAAATTTTGGAGATGAATATTATTTTTATGGAAATATTGAAACAGATATCCAAGCTACAATATACGAAATGAAATATAGGATTAATTTACCTTCGGGTATGTTTATGAATAGTAGTAATCCATCTTGGAATAATTCATTAACTCCATATTTTAATGAAATCGGTCTTTACGATTCTGAGAATGACCTTATTTTTATATCAAAAATGCAAAGACCCACTCAAAGAAGTGGTATACAGCAGATAATGATTAAATACGATTTTTAATGTCAAAAAAAGAACTTAAAAACAATCCTAAAATATTAGGATTAGATGTGTCTACCAAAACAATAGGTTGGGCACTTTTTGATTTACAAACTAAAGAGTTATTGGAATTAACTCATATTTCCCCACAACCAAAACCAAAATCTGAGGATAAAATAGAAGAGCTTTTAAAAAAATCTGATTTATTTAAAATAAAATTAGAACAATATAAAAACTTAGGTATTGTTAAAGTTGTTATTGAGGAACCATTACTTAATTCTAATAATGTTTACACAATTGGTACTTTATTACGATATAATACTTTAATTACTAAAGAGGTTTATGATGTGTTAGGTATAGTACCTGAATACATATCTACATATAACTCTAGAAAAAACGCATTTCCTGAATTGGTTAAAGAAAATGATAAAGGTAAATTTGTTTTATTTGGTGGGTATCCGAAAGACATCGATAAGAAACAAGTTATTTGGGAATTAGTTGCGAAACGTGAACCACAAATAACTTGGTTATATACTCGAAACAATACTTTAAAGAAAGAGAACTTTGATATGACAGATGCATATACTGTTGTTTTAAGTTATTTTAATTCAAAATAAAAAAACATTAATAAATTTTAAAGGGTCCAATAGGACCCTTTTTTTATTTAATGTGTTGTGTAAACTACGATTTATTATGTCGATGGAGGACAGTTTGGTGTGTCAGATATATTCGATGCTACCCCAAAATAGTTACCTGTGTGTACAATATCTGCAGGATAGTTAGGGCTCCAACCTGGAATTACATTTATAAATGTTACTTTCTTACCTTGTGAAGGCGAAGTTGGTTGAGATGTGAATCCTTGACCTAATGATACATTTGGAACTGGTTGTGTTTGTATTACTATAATTGGACTTAGTGGATAACTTCTACAAACTCTATAAATATACGTGTAAGCTTGTAATGATGGAGTTGGTGTTAATGTTGAGGATGGAGTTGGTGTTGGAGTATACGTTGGAGTCGGTGAAGGACTAATACCTGGTGTACAGAATACACAATTTAATAAATCAACAGATGCCACTGAAGTTAGTGAATGTGTTGGTGCGGTACTAACAACATCAACATAGGTTACACAGTAACTAATATTATTAATATAAACTGATACTACTGCTCCAATTGGGACTTCACCTAAACTACCTGTAACATAAAATATTTGGTCAGAATTACAATCTACTAATTTTTTAGAGATTGGACATAACAAAAATTGTTCAAACGAGTTATAAGTAACAGTACCGGCAATTGGTACGTCAAACGGTAGTGGTGTCGGTGTTGGTGTTTTTGTTGGAGTTGGTGAGGTAGATATAGTTATTGTTGTTGCGGAAACGTCAACTGATTTACCTGAACAATATTGTGTGGGTGTTGGAGTAGACGTAGGTGTTGAAGTTACCGTAGGTGTTAATGTGGGTGTTGGAGTCAATCCTGGGTAAGACCCACTACCATCAACGGAACACTCAAACTGTGCTTCAAACCAAAAATCAGAACATGTAATATCGGATGGTGTTGGTGTTGGTGTTACAAGACCTATATATAATATGTCATCACATAAGTCAGGACATTTATTAAAACAAGGACTCTTACCTTCTAATACACATGGACCATCTAAAGTTTGTGATAAACACCATCTTGTAGTCCCTGTATTATAATAAATTACATTTAGACTTGATGAGTTCCAATAATAAGATTGTCCATTCCATTCACTTATTAAATTATAAACTCCATCATATTGTGAATACGATGGGTCGTTAGTGTATACAGTATAAACTTGTAATGGACATGTGGTATATGTTGTTGGAGTAATTGTAGGTGTGATTGAAGGGGTTACAGTTTTTGTTGGTGTTGGTGTTGGTGTATTAAAAGATACACTTGTTCTTGTAACTGTTGGTGTTGGGTTATTTGTTGGTGTAATTGAAGGTGTGACAGTGTTTGTTGGTGTTAAAGTTAAAGTTGCGGTTGGTGTCTTTGTTGGGGTAGATGTTTTAGCCGGTGTCTTTGTTGGGGTGTTTGATGGGGTAATTGTTGGAGTTACTGCAACTGCGGTTGTTGTAAATACTTTTGAAGGAGATGCGGTACCTCCTCCTGTACAAGTAATTAATGTGTATAAATATAATGGACCTGTCAAATATCCTGACGCGGCTATTGTCACTGACGGACCACACCCAAAGGTACTTGATGAATATGTTATATCATCAAAAGAATAATATAAAGTAACAATGTTACAATTACCTGTAGTAGTCTCCCAAGTTACATAAAATTGGTCACCACCTAAATAAACTGCTGATAATATGTTTGGTGAAGTACAAACTTGTGATTTAGTTGGGGTAATGGTTCTTGTTGGTGTTGATGTTGGTTTTATTGATTTCGAGGTTGTACTTGGTGTTGGTGTTGGAGTCTTTGTTTTTGTTGGTGTTGGAGTCTTTGTTTTTGTTGGTGTATTTGTTGGGGTTGGTGTAGATGTTGCTTGAGCTAAATTTGATGTATGTGTTGGTGTTGGAGTTTTTGTTTTAGTTGGTGTAATCGTTGGTGTTGGGGATGCGGGTATTGGTGCGGGGGCAGGTGATGGATTACCTTGAACATTACTTAATGATACTGTATTACAAATAATTAATGATGCAGCTCCTTGATTGTATACGCTAGTGCCTCCTGCAGGGGTTAATACCCAAGACCCTGAATTATATGTTAATTGTAATACTTGGCCTAAACTATTGCCTCGATAAAGATAAATATTACCCGCCTTAATACCGATTCCATAAATGTCGTTATACCCTAAACTACCAACATTTATTTCAACTTCAATAGTCCCTGAGTTGTCTGAACTATATTGACGAACTAAATACGCTACAGGTCCTCCCCCTGTTTGATATTCTGTTGTAATATATTTACCATTTGTCAATTTTAAAATATCTCCATTTAAGTAGGATATTCCTGTACCGTCACCTAATGGAAATAATTCAGTTATTGTTGCGGGATTTGGTAATAAATTAACTTGATATAAAATACCATTTGATTCTGTTATTATTAAATTATCATTTAATGAATCTAACCCTGCGCCTAAATAAAAAGGGTTACCATTATATGTTAATGTTCTCGAATCGACAAATTGTAATGTTTGTTTATTATATCTTGAGATGACATGGTTAAGGTAACTGAAAAAATAATTATCAGATACTGCCAAATCAGGACCTTGATTTGTACCACCAACCAATTGACCAACTAATGTTGTTGTATTTGTGATTGGATTGTTAATGTAAATGTTTTTTCCTGCATTAACATAAATTGGACAAGAGTCAGTTCCTGATGTAGGAGTAGGAGTTGGAGTTTTAGTCGGAGTCTTAGTCGGAGTCTTAGTCGGAGTCTTAGTCGGAGTCTTAGTTACTGTAGGTGTAGGTGTTGGTGTAACACATGTAATACCTTCAGATGACAAACAGGTTGCACAATCATTCGCTCCGTATTTTGTTATTGTAGTTGAAGCGACTGTTGGAGGACCATAAAGAGGTAACGTTCCATTGAATACTGTTGAGAATGAAATAAGAACAAAACAACTTGTAATTTCAGTTCCTAATGACAAATTTTTAATTGACATATGAACTGTCATCCCAACTGATGGAACCACACTTTGACCTACCCAATTTACGCCTGTCACTTGGTAATTAATACCTGAACAACATTCTTGTAATATATAATAAGCGTTTTTATTAACCGACGTTGAAGATGGTGTAGGTGTTGGAGTTTGAGTAGGACCTGGAGTTGGTGTAACAGGGTTACTAATTAAGTAATTTAATGTTATTGTGTTACAACCAGGACTTGAAGAACCTGCTCCTGATATTGATTGACCATTTATTAGGTCGTATAAGAAAATAACTTGGAAACTTGAACCATTATAAATTAATCTATATACTGAATAATTGTTTACTAAAAATAAACTATTACCTTGAGTTGCGATACCCTCAACTTGAGTCAATCCCAAAGTTGTTAAATTTACCGAATTTTGTAAATTACCCGAAACATCATATTCATTTAAGTACTTAACACCTGTGTTACTTGTTACAGACATTATATACGTGTTTGATGAAGTTTTAATTAAATCACCTGTGATTGAATAACCTGTTGGTAATTGAAATAATAATGTGTTGGATGCTGTTGAAGTGCTTACATTTAATTCATAAATTGAATTACTTGAATTACAAATCAACACATTATTACTAATACTTGCTAAACCTCTACCTAACGTAATTGTTGTTGTAATAGTGTTAACAAGTGTTAATGTTGTCTTATTATATCGGTATATTGTATTACCTAAGTTTGAAGTATATAGATAACTTGATGAAACTGCGACATCGTTTGAAGATAACGCAGGTGTTAGAGTTCCTAAAAGATTATATGTATTTGCGCTAGGATTAAGTGTCATAATCCTATCCGCGTTAGCGTCTATTAAATAAATTGTACAATCAACAAATCCGTTAGTTGGAGTGATTGTTGGTGTGGGTGTTTTGGTAGGTGTTTTGGTAGGTGTTTTGGTAGGTGTTTTGGTAGGGGTCTTAGTAGGTGTAACTGATGGAGTTTTTGTTTTTGTTGGGGTATGAGTTTTTGTTGGTGTCGGAGTTTTTGTTTTTGTTGGTGTAGGTGTCGGAGTGGTGGCAGCTCCACCGGAATCTTCGCAAATTAGAAACTCCGATTTACAAACAGTACAGCTAGCACAACTATTAGTTAAACTTGCACACGGTCCATAACCACCACTACCTACAAACCCAGACCAAGTGTATGTTGAAAGAGATGGATTAGGTCCTGGAAGTGAGGATACAATTATTCCACAATCACCTGATGTGAAACCTGAACTTACAATTATATATACTTCACCTGTTTGAACAGTTATAGTATCACCTAAGTAATTAGTATAGTCAGGAATACCGCTAGGGGCGTAAAGAACATACTGAGTTTGAGATACACCGTTACAACATCTATTTACTTTATAATAACCTGGTAATAAAGCCATTAACTTACATTAAAATTATTAATTATCACACA